ATTATTGTTAGCGCTGGTAAAATTGGCATGCAAATCCATGTACAATTAGCTGATTTAATTGCTGTCACGAAAGCAAAGCTGGAAGCGATTACAACTACCCATGAATGAAAGGTGGGTAGTTTTTTATTTGAATTTAATAACCATTTCTTTGTTAAAAAGAACCACTCAGGAGGCCAAATAAATTGCTCGGCTAACTGGGAGAACCGCTCAGGAAGAGAAGAAATCCGCTCGGCTAGCGAGGAGAACTGCTCAGCTATAGAAACAAATTGCTCGGCCAGCAAAGGAAACCGCTCAGGAAGCCAAAGAATTCGCTCGGCCAGCAAAGGAAACCGCTCAGGAAGCCAAAGAATTCGCTCAGCCAGCAAGGAAAACTGCTCAGGTAACCAAAGCTTTTTTATAAGAGAAGGCAAGACACATCCCCTCGTTTTTTGTAGAAACTGTGGTACAGTTAGAGCAATCATACATAGATAGAGAGGGTTATGAAATGCAAAAAGTTATGGGGTGGCGTTGGGCATTTTTTATAGGCGGCTTAATAGTTATGTCCCTTGGGATTACTATGTCTATTAAGGGGAAGATTGTAGGGACAAGCCCATGGGATGTGTTGCATGTGGGTTTATTCCAAAACTTTGGTTTATCGATTGGGACGTGGTCTATTTTAACAGGCCTTTTTATTGTTGCTTCGACCTCAATTGTTTTACGACAATGGCCGAAGATAGGAACATGGCTCAATATGCTACTAATTGGATTATTTATAGATGTTTTTAATTGGCTATTGCCATCAACGAATATATATAGCTTACAGGTTACTTATTTTGTGATAGGTTTATTTGTTTTAAGTTTTGGCTGTGGCATGTATATTGCACCCAATATGGGAGCTGGGCCACGTGATACATTGATGATGATTCTGGTTGAAAAATTTGGCGGGACCATTAAAACGGCGAGAATGGGTATAGAGGTGTTAGTGACCATTTTCGGCTGGTTGCTTGGAGGTCCTGTTGGTGTAGGGACAGTGGTGATTGCTTTAACATCAGGCTATATTGTGCAATATTCATTACCTTATTGTCGAAAGCTTTTAATGAAGTGTATTGGCAATATTGAGGATATGATTTAATAAAAAACTTTAAAACGTTGATATATCAACGTTTTAAAGCGTTGATTATACGTTTGTACCGAAAAAACTAACATAAAACAAACATTTTTTCTAAAATACATTATACTTAATATTTTGCATGACTTTTTCGAATGTTATTGTCATTTTTTCGGAAGCATCATTTTTCATCTTTTTAGTAACATGAGTATAAATCTTTAATGTAGTTTGTGCGTCATCATGCCCTACTCTTTCCATAATAGTTGTTAAGTCTACACCAGCCTCAGTCATCATACTAATATGCGTGTGTCTAAATATGTGTGGTGTGGCAGATTTTTCGATACTTGTATGGGTTAACAAACGATTCATTCTTTCATTTATATTTTTTTGGACAAAGGGATAACCATTCGCTCTACAAAACACGAAATTTCCATCATTATATTCATCTGGATTCAAAATACGAAATTGTGAAGTTATTTTCAGCTGCCGTTTTCTATGAAATTTTAAAAGATTCATTATCTCTTTTTCCATTTGGATTGTTCTGATTGAACCTTCAGTTTTTGGTGGAGTTATTTCATATTTCTTCATATTATTTGATTCATTATAGAGAGTCTTAGTAATCCTTATAGTGTTATTTTTAAAATCAATATCTGACCATCTTAAAGCACATAGTTCTCCAGATCGCATTCCTGAAAAAGCAAGGAGGTAGAAACGTTCTATATCTAACTCTAAGCCATGCTCTGTTACAGCATTCAAAAAATCGCTTAACTCTAAATTATCAAGATATTTCTTTTCGAGTGGAACTGATTCAATTTCTTCAACTGTTTTCCTCTTTTTAGGAATAACTGTACCTACTGTTGGATTATCTTTAATCAATTTATCTCTAATGGCATATTTAAAAATCATATTAGCTGTTGTATTAACTCCAATAACTGTGGTTCTTGCATATTTTGAAGTTACTTCATTTATTATTTTTTGATACCCAGAATAGGAAATATTAACAATCGGAGTTTTTGCGATATAACTGTTTAATATTCTTATTTCTGTTTCACGAATACGTATTGTCGCTCTTTTAACACCAGTTAATGAATAGGTAGTTAACCATTCAGTAGCTAATTCATCAAATGTCATGTTTTTTCCTATTCTTTGATCAATTCCATCTTTTTTTAATGAATTTATAACCTCGTTTACACGATTCATTGCCTCTTTCTTAGTTTTTCCTCTTCGTGAAATTTGATTTCTTTTACCTGTAGCTGGGTCAGTTGGTCCATCTGCTACACAAACCCAACGCTTTTGTCCCGATTTTAGTTTGATTTCTTCGCAAAACATTTATGTTCCTCCTATCAACATAAAATAAGAATGTACGTTCTTTTTGGGATATTAAAATAGCCCCTTAAATTTTGGCTCCACTAGTTTTACTGGAACAATATATAAGGTAGCTATATTATAAATGGTCACTCAAACATTTAATTGGATATAATTTATTCTTCATTATTATCACGATATTTTTTCGGTATGTACTTTTTGTTATTTTTCTTTGCAAGTCTGATGCCGAACTCCATCGCTTCTAATAAAGATTCTTTTGCTTCATCTGACATTGGTTCACCGTTGAATAGTAAACCTGATGCAGATGTTAAATCTTTGCGAAGTTCATCCATACGTTTAGCTATATCACGTTCATCTTTTTGTGACAAACCTACTTCATGGTTGGAGAATTTATTCCCAACAAGGTAATCAAGTGAAACCTCATACAATTCAGCCATTTCTTTCAACATATTAGTATCAGGATCTCTGTAATTTCTCTCGTATCCAGATAAAGCGCCATTTGTAACACCTAATTTTTTTGCTGCTTCCATTTGAGTAAGCCCTTTATCATTTCTAGCTTTTTTTAATCTTTCTCCTAAAGCCATTTTCTCTCACCTCTTTGCTTTAATATAGCGTAATTAAACGTATGGTTAAACCAAACTAAACGATAAGTTTAATATTTTTATATTTTGTGTTGACTTTAACGTTTCGTTTAATTTATACTATACTTAAGTTAAACGAAACGTTTAATTCAATAGTTTTAAGGAGGTGCATTTTATGTCTACTGTTTATTTAAGAATTGAAGAAATTCGTATAAGAAAAGGTGTAACAAAATCTCATATAGCCAGATCTTGTGGCCATACACCTCAATGGTATTCTAAAGTCTCAAAAGGTGAAATTGTATTAGATGTCAATAAGTTAGAACTTATTGCATCTATCTTGGAGGTTGATGTTATAAATTTTTTTGATAAAAAATTAAGCGATACGCTTAATTGTAAATTAAAAAAACTCGCTTAATGTCTCTTTTGAACCAACAAACCTATATACAAAGCAAAATTGGAAAATTTTAAAACATAGGAGGTTTTACCGTGAATCAATTAGCAGTAATTGAACAAAAGTTAGTACCATTCGGTGATTATGAAATTCTTGCAGTAAAAACTGGCGATGGTAAAATTCATGCAGCAGTTAGTTGGGTATGTAATGGGATTAAACTTAACGAAAATCAAAAAGATAGACAGGTCAAAAACATACAAAGTGACTTGGTTCTTTCAAAAGGTAGTAAAAAGCTATCCGTCATATTTGACGGTCAGGTTAGAGAAGTATTGTGTATCGAATTAGATTTCCTTCCATTATGGTTAGCAAAAATTTCTATCACTCCATCAATGCAAGAATCAAATCCACTAGCTGTAAAAAATCTAGTGAACTATCAATTAAAAGCAAAAGACGTATTGGCAGGAGCTTTCTTGTTAAAACAACAACCAACTCAAGCTGAAATCATCGCCATGATTGCTCAACAAGGTGTGGAACAAGAACGTCGTTTAAATGCTGTTGAACAACGTACTGCTCAATTAGAAGCACAACAAGAAAACATTACTCAAATTGTTTCGCTAAATCCAAATGAATGGAAGGACAAGGTAAATGTCATTCTAAACAAAATCGCTTTAGCTCGCGGCGGTGGTGAACAGTACCGTTTAGTGCGAAATGAAAGTTATGAGTTATTAGAAAAACGCGGTCATTGTCGTTTAAATATTCGTTTGGAAAATCGTAAAAGAGAAGCTCTATCTAACGGAATCATTTCTAAAGCAAAGATTGAAAAGTTTAAAAAGATTGATGTTATTGCTGATGATCCTAAACTGGTTGAAATCTACTTAGCAATTGTGAAAGAAATGGCTATTACTCACAAAATTAAAGTAGAAGGATTAGGAGCTTAATGCTATAGCTACCGAGAAAACAAAAACTGTTAAAGGAGTGTTCTCTATTGAGTATAAAAAAACAAGCCCAAGACATTGAATCTTTGGAATTTGAATTGTATGAACGAAAATTAACTTTAGTAGCTGAGAGAGCATATTTAAAAGGCGTTGCTGATGGTCAATCAAAATACGACCTTCCGCCTTTATTAACAAGATCACAGTTTATGGATTTTGCTGGCATTGGTGAAACAAAGTGCGCTGAATTATTTAATCGACAAGACTTTCCGGTTAACAGAGAATTTGGACATCCTAGAGTACCTAGAGAGTTATTGTTTGAATGGATTTATGCAAATACCAATTGGGTGCGGGCAAATGCACCCAAGGCAATGCGATTTAATAATGCGATTTAATAGAAGAGGCCAGGGCAAATGGCCTCAAGTCAAACTACCAATCTAGTAAAAGAGGTAGGGGCAACTACCTCTTATCTATATATTACTAAGTTATACAATTACTTACTATGCAGGGTGTGCATTATGCAAAAACTGCATAATCGGAAGGTGAAATAAATGAATATAGATGTGGGCGAAATCATTAAAGAGTGTAGGAAGAAAAAGCGCTGGTCACAGGAGGAACTAGCGTTAAACAATAACTTGTCACAATCGACTGTAAGTCGTCTTGAGAAAAATAAAATCACTTGTGATGTTAATACACTGTTACAAATAGCACAAAGTACAAACGCAATGGATGTAATGGTTGCGATGATGTTAAACATTGACATGAGTCTAGTATCTCAATTACTTCAATTAGTACCAGCATTTATAGGAGGTATGTTCACATGGATCCTTTAAAACAAATCGAAACTCAAATCGCTAAAGAAAAATTGTGTGTGGATGACTTAGTAAAAGAAGTTGCACTCCATACAAAAGTTGGACGTTATCAACTAGCTGCTGATCGTGGTCGTGACATGCAAAACTCGATTATTCGTATCCAGCAATTGGAACGCCAAAAGGAATTGTACTTATACGCTGTGGATTTAGTCAGTAAAAATAATCGTGAGGTTATCAATTTATAGGAGGGAAAATCATGAACATTAAAGCAGGGGATTGGTTACACCTAAACAAAAAGATTCGTAGTTTAATGCTAGAAAAGAAAGCTAATCCGAAGTTTTTGGCAAATAAAAAAGCTGCTTAACCTTTTTAGCGAGGGGTTAAACAGCCGACTAATATACAAATCTATTATACCACATGGAGGTAATTAAATGAATACAGAACTAATTGCAAAAATTTGTCACAACATTAACAAAGCTTACTGTGAGAGTCAAAATGATTTCTCTCAACCTACGTGGGAAGAAGCACCTGAATGGCAAAAATCATCAGCATTAAATGGTGTACAGTATCACCTTGAAAACAATGTAACACCTGAAATGTCCCATGAAAATTGGTTACAGCAAAAACTAGATGAAGGCTGGGTTTACGGAAAAGAAAAAAATCCAGAGCTAAAAACTCATCCATGCATCATGAGATATGACGAGTTACCAAAATATCAACGCACAAAGGATTCTTTATTCAAATCTGTAGTGGATTCATTCAAATAAACCAGACGCTTGCGAGAACAATCTCGCTTCCGTCCAGCAGTTCATAATCCTCAATACTTTGGTTGGTTAGCCAAACATTATGGGCTGCTTGATGGAACTAGCAATCTACTTATATAAACCGAGCCAGTACGCCATGACCATTTGCGAGCGACAGCCGAAGGGCCCCAGTTGCGATGACAGTTTTGTAGGTAGATTGGTGGTTATGCCATCAGAAAGAAGGTGAGTGGATGAAACAACGCACACTGGATCAAATCATGCGAAGTAAAGCAATCTATCGCAAGCATGCAGGGCGTTATAAGTTAGCGAACTATCCTGAGGATAGAGCTAAACGCATGATGGTTTATACAGCTTTATTAACAAGAGCAATCAATAATGTGAATCTTAATGTAAAAGTAGGTGAAAACCATGAGTACCGCACCATTTAAGCAAAGAATGCAGGAGATACTTCTAGACACAGAGGTTTTTGAGGAACGTTTTGCTGAGTACAACATTCTAAATGAATTCACTGGAATCATCTACACGTTAGAGGCTATTAAGGATAATGTACGTTATGTGAGCTTTGTGACGGCATCGTATGCCGAAGTCCTAAGAAAACAACAGGAGGCGATAGCGTGAGACAACTTATCGAAGTTGAGAATCCAATGGTTTTGGTAACAATTGAGGCTGTAAATAGTGTACCTACATTTCGGTATATAGAGACGGACTTTCGTGATATCTACGGTAGTTTAATAGTTTTCAATGATGATTATATGGAGTTTCAAAACGGAGATATCGTTCATTTGGATAACATCCATACGTATTTAGAGGATAACTATAATGCCAAATTTTACACAAAAAAATAAACCACTACTCGGAATAGTGGCTTAACAAATCATTTTTACCATCATATCACGAAAGGAAGTAATTTGCATGGTTTTAGCAAAAATTACGACTACTGATATGAGTCGTGACGAGTGGTTAGACGCTCGTCGCGCTGGTATTGGTGGGTCAGATGTTGGCGCAATTATGGGATTTAATCAATATAAAAGTGCTTATCAGTTGTTTTTAGAAAAAACAGGTCAGTTCCATGAAAAAGTAGAAAATGAAGCAATATATTTCGGTAATAAGTTTGAGAATTTAGTTGCAGAAGAATTTGCAGAGCGCACAGGTAAAAAAGTGCGTCGCATGAATAAAATGTTGGTCCATCCTGAACATGATTTCATGCTTGCTAATCTTGATCGCGTAGTTGTTGGTGAGCGAGCTGTACTTGAATGTAAAACGGCTAATGAGTACTTGAAAGGTGAATGGGAAGGTGAAGAAATACCAGCTAGTTATTTATGCCAAGTACATCATTATCTTGCGGTAACAGGATTTGAGAAGGCATATATAGCCGTTTTATTAGGAGGTAATAAATTCGTCTGGAAAGAAATCGAACGTGACGAGGAGTTTATTCAAATCCTTATCGAACGAGAGAAAGACTTTTGGGAAAATCATGTTTTGAAGAATGTTGCTCCACCTATTGATGGTTCAGATGCAACTAATGACTTAATCAAAAAAATGTACCCACAAGATGATGGTACGGCCATCATGCTCACAAAAGATGATGATGTACTGTTGGATGCTATTGATTCCATTTCAAGCGAAATTAAAGCGTTAGAGCAGCAAAAGCAAGAGTACGAGAATCAGTTAAAGCTCAAGCTTGAAAACGCTGTAGAAGGGCACTCACCGCGCCATAAAGTGACGTTTAAAACGATTGAATCTAACCGCATAGATAGTAAACGTTTGAAGAAAGAAGCACCTGATATTTACGAAAAATACACGAAGCCATCTTTATCCAGACGATTCAACTATAAAAAATTGGAGGCAAATTAATAATGACTCGATTAAAACAATTTGTTATTAAAGAAACGGTGCTTACTACTGCAACTGCTATTGTAACTGCGTTTGATGCAAGAGATGCAAGATTGCGTTTTAAAAAAGGTGAACTTACAGATTATCAAAATTTTGAATCCGAAACTCAAATAGAAATTACTACTGAGAAAGGAGGAAAATAATTATGGCTACAACAAATGAATTAAAAGCTAAATCACAAGGTCAAGTGCAACAAAGTGTTACTCCAGAACAATCGTTAAACAACTTATTAAAACGTATGGGTCCTCAAATTCAGCGAGCATTACCTAAACACATGGATGCTGATCGTATTGCTCGAATCGCCTTAACAGCAGTTCGCGCTACACCAAAGCTACTGGAATGTGACCAAATGAGTTTTGTAGCAGCACTTATGCAATCAGCTCAACTAGGAGTCGAACCAAATACAGGATTAGGACAAGCATATCTAATCCCTTATGGCAAACAGGTACAGTTCCAGTTAGGTTATAAAGGTCTAATCGATCTCGCTGTACGTAGTGGTCAGTACAAAGCTATCTATGCTCATGAAGTATATAAGGAAGATGAATTTTCATTTGCATACGGCTTACACAAAGATTTAGTACATGTTCCTTCAACGAATCCAGAGGGTGAACCAATCGGCTACTATGCTGTGTACCATTTGAAAAACGGTGGCTACGATTTTGTTTACTGGACAAGAGAACGTATCGATAAACATGCTCATGAATTTTCTCAGGCTGTTAAAAAAGGTTGGACAAGTCCATGGAAAACCAACTACGACGCAATGGCTAAGAAAACTGTACTCAAAGAAGTATTGAAATATGCTCCTAAGTCAATCGAGTTGCAGAAGGTTGTAGAGGCTGATGAAACGATTAAAACCGAAGTTTCAGAGGATATGAGCGATGTTATTGATGTCACAGAATACTCAGTTGTTGAGGAAGAATCAGCACAAGAGGAATTGATCATTGAACAGTAACGTACCACACAAAGTCCTTTTGCCTGCATGGATATTTGAACAGGCCAAGGATAACGATGAAATCAGGCGATTTGTGCTGGATTACATGAAACGTTACCCAAATTATAGGGTGCTCAAGGTTAGTGGTAGCTTTGCGGTTTGTGAGAGGGAGCAACGACTTTTATAGGAGGGCAACAGTGAATCGATACAGACAAGATCAAAAATTAAATTTAAAAGTTCAATATTACAAAGGCATTCCATTGCAAGTTATTCAAAGAGCTTATAAACATGCTAAAGCAAAAAGATTCACATTGAATGGTACAAACCAAAATGTATGGATACCAAACAAGCATCTTGAAGCTGATGGGACATTGAAGGTTGGTGAGAACATTGACTATATTTTCAAACGTTCCTATAACCAATTGAAGTTATCTGGCATGGTGTGGGACCCGAGAGATGGCTTGTATTATCTAATGGATAAGCAACAGGCAAGATAATTTTTATTCCGTAGGAGGTTTTTTGAAATGGTCAAAATTTTGAGATTCAAGGAAGAACCGTCGTTATTAGATTTAAAGGGATTAAGTGTTAACGGTGCTACATTCATTAGGGACAAAGGGTTTTTCCAATCGACAGAAACTTTAATTATGAGAATTCCGCATACATTCCGTTTCTCCACTAATTTAGAGGTTTATAAAGGAGACGAACATTGCGATTTAATTTTGGTGCAATTTTTAACGCGTGGGCCGGAATATTGGGAAATGGGAGATTCGTTCCGTCGTATCGGATTTAGAAACCCAGAGATTGAAACCCAATTCAAAGAGCTATGCGAAACATTGGTTACTAAAGGTTTGGCGTATTGGACAGAAGAACAATGACCAAACGTGGATTCTGTGAATAAGTCCGTGAATAAAAGTTTGAATATTGCGAATATGGAGGGTGATCATGAATAAGGCATATCACACCGTTTTGTACGAAAATTTCTCTCTTCTTACTGACAACGGTGGCAGGGTTATTACTAGAAATGAGTGGGATCAACTTAAAAATACTATGGATGCATACTTCACTCATCATTCAGATGATGAAATTGATCGTAGAAATAAACAGGCTCAATTCGAAAGAATGCGTGAAATGCAACATCTAATAGATCATAAGGGTGAACCTAAAAAGAAACCTGGGTTTGTTTATTTTCTCGAATACGAAGGTCAGGGAGTGAAGATAGGTTTTACAAGAAATCTAACTAGCAGAATAAAACAGTTGCAAATAGCATCACCGTTTAAATTGAATTTACTGTTTTATATCGAAACTAGTGAACCAGAATCGGTAGAACATCATTTACATGAGCATTTCAAGGATAAATGCTTAAATGGTGAATGGTTCGACATTACAAAAGAGGATATCTCGGAGTTATTGGGTGTGAGTTAAGGAGGGGTCAGGGCAAATGGCTGAAATCACTTGGATTAAGCTCAAAACAGATATGTTCGATAACGACAAAATTAAACTAATTGAAGCGTTGCCGGATAAAGATGCAATCATCGTTATTTGGGTGAAATTATTAGCCGCAGCTGGTAAGGCAAATTGTAATGGCTACATCATGCTGACTGAGAATATTGCAATGAATATTGAAGAAATGGCAACAATCTTCAATAGACCATTGAATACAGTACGGTTAGCTATCGAAACATTTCGACGCTACGGCATGATTGAGATGGATGAGGGCGACTCAATCCGTATTAAAAATTGGGATGTTCACCAAAACATTGAGGGCATGGATAGGGTGAAACAACTTAACGCTAAACGTAACAGGGAGTACCGTGAACGTAAGAAACAACAAGCTTTAGCAGCACCTAAAGAACCTGAAAATACTAAAAGTGATGTTAGCGTGACGTCACGCATGACGTTAAGTGACGATACAGAGACAGACTTAGACTTAGATAAAGACTTAGAACTAGATATAGATAAAGACATACAACAAACAGTCGGTCAGTCGAACGATGTTCAAAAGTTAAACAATTTCTTTACAACAAGATTGAATAGATTTCCTAGTGAACAGCTAAGAGAGGATATTAATTTCTACTTAGAAACTTACAACGATGCTGATTTAATTATCGAAGCATTTAATAGATCACTAGCTGATGGACGTGTAAAAGCTAAAGAAAAGTATGCTTTAGGCACACTACGCAACTGGAAACATGAAGGCGTAACATCTATCGAACTATTAGCTAAAAAGGAGGCGCAGCAACTTGCAGGCAATCAGCACGGCACTACAAAAGGACAACGTACTACAGAAAGTGAATTCGGGGTTAATGTGGGCTTCTAATAAATGCGAAAAACATGATATACGAATGTTGATTCTGAATGGCGAAGAATCTTGTCCTAGATGCTTTTGTGAGAAAGAAAATGCTGCATTCGAAGTTGAATTTAAAGCTGAAATACAGCAACAACAAGCTAAGGTTAAGTTTAATACACTCGCAAATAAAAGTTTGATACAGGACAAAACATTATTAGATGCCACATTTGATAGTTATATTGCACAGTCAAATGAGGAACAGGTAAATAAACAACAAGCATTGCGTTTTGTCGAACGATACCAACAAGGACACCAATTCAATCTATGGTTTAACGGCAAACCAGGTGTAGGAAAAAGTCATTTGTCTATGAGTATTTTAAAAGTACTTAATAGCTTACATGTTTCGTGTTTATATATCGACATCGATGAAATGTTAAGAAAGATAAGATCTAGTTTTAACGACAAAGAATCTCCATTTACTGAACAGTATTTCATTGATCTACTAACGAATGTTGATTACTTGGTGCTGGACGATTTAGGAGCAGAAACAGGAAATATTGATACAAACAAACAAGCAACAGATTTCACTAGCAAAGTATTAAGAGCTGTTGTTAATGGACGGCAGGACAAGTCAACAATTGTTACTACGAATCTATCAAGTAAAGCGCTAATGAATATGTATGATCCAAAGTTAATTAGCCGCATGATGAAAAATTTAGAAACAATTCTTTTTACAGAAACATCGGACAAGCGTATTAAAAATATCGGATTTTAGAGGGGCGCACAGCCCCTTGATTGGAGGGTGAATGGATGAACAAAGATATTCAGTTTTTGAAGGATCTACAACAAACAATGCAATGGGAAGATGAAAATGATTATGACTGCCAAGCATCACCACGTTTCTGGGTGATTATGGACTATCGAACAGTTCCAACACACGAGGATTACGATTATGACCGTACTATGTATTTCCATAATGATGGTGATCATACAGAATTTAAAAATGTTGAAGAATTAAAGAATTTTTTAAGTGATTATTTTTTAGATGATGATGAAACAGATGAATTAGAAGAATTGTTAAACAACGATGGTACAAGCTTTGAGGATTTATGGGAGTTTGTTAATGACCATTTAAACGAAGATGGTTTCTTTGACGAAGTGCCAGTAAAAGAAGAATCGTTTATTGTGCCTAACACAATGTTTTTAACCAAAGAAGAAGCTAAACGCCATATTGAATTAAACAATTATCACTACACAAGTAAAGTACACACTTACGCCATGACAGCTTTGCGAGCACCGAAAGTAGAACGATTAATCAATATCCTGATGTCGTTCGATTGGGATTCGGTGCAAGTGAAGGAAGGTGTAGCCAATGGCTGAGAAATTTAACTGGTACGCGCCAAGTAGCGAGCTGCTTAAATGTCCTGTACCTGGTTGCAACCATATCGGAAGTATCATCACAAAATTACATTGCCGATTGGAACACGACATGACAAGGGATGAAGTCGGCAAAATGTACGGCATGCCTAAGCGTGTGTTGACGTATTCGGAAAATCAAATCAAAGCGAGGGATGTTGAGTGGGTGAGGAATTGAAGGTTAGTCGTGAAGTTAAAGAGGCAAGAGAATCCGTACTAAAAACATGGACTTTAACAGAAGTTTTTAACATTTGTACTGCTGATTATGATTTAAACAGAGAGAGTATCAAAACTTTAAGAGTTTGGCATTACGGAAACAATGATGAAGGCGAAGGCTTGATGAATCTACTATTAGGTAACTATGAAGTTAAGGAAACACCAGAAGAAAAATTTAATTACTTTTATGATAAATACTCACAATCAGATATTCAATTTGAGAAAGACTTCTTGAATGGAATGCTTGCAGTAGCAAAGTGGTTTGAATTAGGTGTTAAAGGGGTGAATGAGTGATGAATCAAAAACAGTTGAATGCCATTAAAGAACGTGTGACGAAGGCTACACCGGGACCATGGGAGTATGACGAAGAAGATCGAGGTATTTGGAATAAAGGTGCTTTAAATTATTTAGGCACAGTAACACTATCGCACATTGATGCTGAATTTATAACTCACGCTCGCGACGATGTGCCAGCACTAGTTGAGGAGGTTGAGCGATTACGTGAAGTAGTAAAAGAATTTATAGATTATTGGGCTACTACCAATGATGCTAGACCTTTGTTGGAAATCGTTACAGATGCAAGTCGAGCATTAGGTGGTGAAGCTCATGGATGAACAATACCTAATCGATCAAATGGTGCTACATGTAGGACTCTACAAGAAATATCAGTATAACGAAAATGCTATGGGGTTTTACCATAATCTAGAGGACCTACGAAAACTCAAAGGGTTTGATACACAGGATGAGGCTATGGATTATGTGATTGAAAAACTGGAAGGGGCGAAGGCTGCGTGAGTAGAGAGATTAAGTTTCATAAAGGCGACATCATACACAATCGTTATGCAGGCCATCCATCAATCAAGTATTTCATTTACTTAGGTGTTTCAGGTAGATACGTAAACGGTCTTGAACTAAGGGAAGGTAAAGGTATTAAAAAGTGTCAGTATTACAAAAGTTCCATGAGCGAAATGTTAGATGGTGAGCCAGCCTTTCAAGTTGTTGGACACACGAACGCTTTCGATGTGATGAAACAAGACTTATCAAAGTTCATTGAGGAGGCAACAACATGATCAACCGAGTTTGTCTTACTGGACGATTAACAAAAGACGTTGACCTCTCATATACGCCTCAAGGGGTTGCAAAGGCTCAATTTACATTAGCAGTAAACAGAGCATTCGCCAATCAAAGTGGTGAGAGAGAGGCAGATTTTATCAATATCCAAGTTTGGCGTAAGGCTGCAGAGAATGCGGCTAACTATCTCAAGAAAGGGTCGCTGGTCGGGATTGACGGAAAGCTACAATCTGGTTCGTATGAGAGAGACGGGCAAAGAATCTATTTTACGAATGTTGTAGCTGACAGTGTACAGTTTCTTGATACTAAAAACGGCACAGGAGGCTCACAGAGCACTTCAAACTACGAATCTAGTACAAATTATCATGGAGCAACTCAAAACGCTCCACAAGGGCAGAATTACGGTAATAATCAACCAAATTATTCGAGGGTTGATAAAGATCCGTTTGCTAATAGTAAGGGGCCAATTGAGGTTTCAGAAGATGACCTCCCTTTTGATTAATAGAACAGGAAGGATGTGAGGAAGAGTGGAGTATTCGAAACAGGAATGTCCAAAGTGCGGGAAATTAGTGAAAACGTTATATAGACCTAGCATGGCACATGAAGGACCTAACTTTTGCTACTGGTGCAATAAAAAACGAATGAAGGAGGAAAGCAAGAAATGAACTTAACAAAACTATTTGAAACACAGGCAAAGTTGGACGAGCACATCATGCAGGAACATCCAGAGCTACGAGGGCAGAACAATCTAGACTGGAAGTTACTTGCACTACAAGTTGAATTAGCTGAGTGTGCTAATGAATGGCGTGGGTTTAAGAAGTGGAGTAAAAATCAAAAGCCAAGAACATGGGATAGAATTCACTGTCCAAGTTGCGAAAAGAAAGGGTATTACAGAGGAAATCCACCAGTAGACGAGGTTAGAGGTAGGCATGGATTGGGGAACCATTGGTATTACTGTCCAGATTGTGCAGGCTACTTGGTAGTAGATAAAAATCCATTGTTAGAAGAGTACGTCGACTGCATGCATTTTATTTTGACGATAGGTCTTGAAATTGGAGTAGAAGAAGAATTGGATTGGGATGATATTACAACTGACGAGTCAGATATTACACATCAATTCTTAGAAATCACAGCGAGAATCCTTGAAGTGGATCATCGGGAAAACACTGAATCTTGGAAAGAACTTTTTGAGGAATTTTATTTGTTAGGTAAGATGTTAGGCTTCACATGGGATGAGGTAGAGGCTGCTTATTTTAAAAAGAATAAGATTAACCATGAACGACAAGAAAATGGCTATTGAGGTGCTACATGAAAGAATATGCACTTTACAAAGGCGAGCAGGTAGTAGCCATGGGAACGATAAAAGAAATTGCTGAGGAACGTGGTGTTAAGCCTGCAACAATTCGATTTTACATGTCGGGTGTCTATCAAAGACGTGCTAAAAGCGAGGTCAATAATAGACTACAGCTCATTAAGCTTGAGGATTAGCGAGGTGTGTTTATGGAACAAATCGAACTGGATTTAGGTGTTCCAATCGATGAAAGTAAACTGAATCCTAACCCAATGGTGAATGTATACGGTTATGGACCAGAAGGTAAACGGTGTAAGCATTGTAAACATATTTTTGCTAGAAGATATGCAGGGACCTATTACAAATGTGGTCTACGACAAAATACAATTGGTGCTGCTACAGACCAAAGAGTGAATTGGAAAGCTTGTAGTAAGTACGAAAACAGGGAGGAATAACAAAGTGGAGGTACCGTTAATTTTAGAAGATCAACGTCCGATTGTTGAATGGGCTAAAGGGTTATTAGAAAGACATTCAGACGCAAGTATATTGATTAGAGTATTAGTTAGTGATGGAAAGGCATCAGATTTCTTTGGCGAAAATCTAAATGAAATACGAAAGCTTTACAAAGACAAAAATTCAGCTTGGCGTACTCAGGTGATTCAAGCAATCATTCAACAACAATATCGTTTAGAAAATGACATTAAGGATGGACAAATCGTTACTGACGGTGAGGTTGTTGGATTCGCTGATGATGTAGATTATGGGACTCGAACATTTGATTTATACAGTAATAAAGAATGTCACACAGACTCATTTATCGATACTTTTGAAATAGATAGTTTCAAACGAGTTAAGTAAGTCAATACACGCTGCTGGTAGAACGGCATTAGGTTGTTTTATCAGCAGACTTCTAAGAGTGCTAACAGGAGGTAAAAATGAGTAAAGCGAAATACGGCAATAAAAAAGTTGTACGTGATGGAATTTCATTCGATTCAGCGATGGAAGCAAAATATTATGATCACTTGAAACATCTTCAATCGCAAGGTATTGTGACCTCCTTTGAATTACAACCAAGATTCGTATTACTGCCTAAGTTCGAAAAGAACGGCAAGAAATATCGCGAGATTGGTTATAACGCTGATTTCACAGTTCATTATGCAGATGGTCACACTGAGGTGGTTGATATTAAAGGAATGGTTACACAGCAATTTGAATTGAGGAAGAAGTTATTTGAATACCGTTATCCGCACGAATTGAAGCTTCTAACGTATTCAAAGATTGATGGTGGTTGGATAACTCATGATGATCTTAAAAAGGCTAGAAAGGCACGTAAAGACCTAAAAAAGATACAAACAATTAATGGGTAGGTGAAATTTAAATGGCTGGTAAAGCAAAAGAGAAATACATTTTATTCACTGGTGAGGCTCATGAAAAGGTAAAGTTCGATTTTACAAAAATGCAGATTGAAATTTTTATCACTCTTTAGAACCTAGGGTATCCAATCAGTAAAATAGCTGACAGGTTAAATACTAGCAAGGTGAGCGTTACATTGATTGCTATGGATTTAGAGATGGCTGGACGCATTGAGCCTAGGGCTGGTGGACTAATGGGGAAACAGAAAGTGGTTAGTTGAAAAACTGATTTAATGAACATTTGAAAGATTTTGTTCAGGAAGGGTGAAAAGATGGTTGAACTATTAAAAACACAAACATGTCCCTATTGCAAAAATGAAGTTGAAGATTGTCGTGCAGTTTGGGATTATGAGGCGGATGAAGAAGTAACGTGTGACTCTTGCGGAAAAGTATATGTTGTAAAACCTCAATATAAATTTGAAGGTTGGCTTATAGAGGAACAATGTGAACAGTGTAAAGAATGGACAGATGATGGCTACAAAATGTGCGATTGCGGAGAATATAGCGAAAAGTATTGAGCGTTAGAAAGATATTGTTCAAAAAAGGGGATGTAAAAAAAATGAAGATAAAAGACGTTAATTTTGAAGTGCCGAAATTCACTTTTAATAAAGATTACATCGAAGCTGGATGTCCAGTAAGATATTTCGAATTCAATAAGCATGAATACTACGGTTTGGTGGCAACACATCGAGAAAAGGAAGAAATAAAAACTAGCGCCAAAAGTCATAGAGACCAAGCGTTTGAAATCTATTACGAAACTGTCGCAGGCGATTCGATAGAAAGTGTTGTATTCGAAGGTGAGCCTAACGAAATTTCAAAATCGGAAGCTTTACTTAAATTCTTACTTGCAGCTGATGTTAAAAATGAAATTGTTGGTGAGTTGATTGATGAGTTTGAATGCATTAAGAGTGGCGTAGTTTTGATAGATGGTAGCTTAACTTAATAAATAATCGAACAAAAGTGTGCAGAAAAGGAAGGGGAATGAAGATGACTAAAATTGAATATCGCATTGGCGATACAATCATTTTTTTGAAGCAACCATTAAGCAGCGAATTTATTACTCTTGGTAAAGAGTATGAGATTGTGGATTTAAACGCATGGCAACTTCCTATCGTCAAAAGTGACCACGGTGTAAAGGTAGGTATTAAACCTGGTGAGGCAGACATTGTTGAACGTGTGAAAATCAATAAAACAGAATTAGAGCTTGCTCACGATGAGATCAACAAGCTTCGAGAAGCATTACATGAAATAGCATACAAAACATTCAAAAAGACTAATTCAGGTTATCCAGGCATTATTGCACGTATGCAAAATGTGGCGCGTAAGGGACTAGATGAGTTTTAGAAAGATATTGTTCACAAAAATAGACATTTGGAGGGATATGTATTATGACGAGTCTAGAAAAATTGGATATTTTAAACGGCATGGAAATTATCGACGAAGATGGTAGAGGAAATGAACTAGTGTATGTACATGTTGAGTACAACGATGAAAATATAGAAAAAATATCGAAGGTTGTACCTGATGTTAATGAATATCTAAAAAATGTTGGTGATCCAGATGGAACGAAAGATTGTATTGATATTTCTATTGCAGCATTTCAGTATGCTGATGCAGATTATTATCATCAAGGTAAATTCGTTATTTTTACAAAGGAACAAATACTTGAAATGTATGAATGTGAAAAGAGTAAACGAATAATTGCTGAAAATGAGTTGAAAAATCATAAAACAATGATTGGGTATGCGAAAGAACAAATTCAAGGTATGTTGAACTCAATTGGTTGATTCGAAAGAAAGTGTATAGCAATCGAGGTGAAAAAATGACTATTGTATGTCGTCATTGTAATGCGAGTGAAGGGTTCTATGTAAGAGAGCGAGTAGTAGGTACTTCAACAATGTACTACACAAATACGGGTGATTGTAAGGTAGATCAGCACAGCATGTATGACAATCTAAAACATTCAGGTGGGAAAATAGCATACTGTACAAATTGTCATAAATCAATTGGTAAAAGTGAAAATCTCAAGTCTGGAAATGTAGAAGAAGTTTTAACATTCTACTGAACAATATGAGGAAAAGGTAATGTTCGTGAATGGATCCCTGAAACATGCTTAGGATCCAATGAAATGTTCGGAAATAAAAAAGCCGCAGCGTGATCAGACGCTACAGCTCGAATTGGTTTATGCCCTTCGGCTAGTCAGATAAGTCATTATATCACAACTTAGGAGGGCAAACCTAATGGGCAAACAAGGGCAAAAACATTATGATGCAGAAGAAGTTTACGAAATGATTAATCAGTACTTGCGAATGAAAATCGTACTGGGCATGGAAACAGAAAGCGTACATGGGCATGTAGGTGGTCTTACTTCGAAGTATGACAGTTTGGGAATGCCAAAAGGAATTGGTGGTGTAAGTGATCCGACGTATAATGCAGCATTCCAAGAAACAGGTATTATACCAGCAAGTATGGCTAGAGAATACATGGAACACATACGATTCATTGATGATTGCGTACCGAAAATTACGAAGTTAAGAGAGAAAAGTATATTGCATTGGAGATTAGCTGGATTAAAACCTAAAAACATTGCAGAGTTAGAAGGTGTTACTGCCAGACATATACGTCGCATCCTTATGGATATAGCACAAAAAATGTCCGAAATGTCCGTTATGTCCGAAATGTCCAATGTTTCGTGAGAGTTAAATAAAAATTGTATACTAAAGGGGAGGTCGGACAGGTAAATCTTTCTTCCTTTGGTATTTATAAATTACTAAATATTAGGGACAGACAGACCGACGACCGACCAGCGCCTCATAAACGTGAGCGAGGCAAGACAAACACGGCCGGCCCATATTTTTTAAGAGATTAGGTATCTTAATTAATATAAAAGGCTAAAAATCAGGAAAAAGGAGTGGTTTTTATGTGAACTTCGTCCACTTTCCATAATTCAGTCAAAACTAACTACAGTAACAAAGTGCACAGAAATGCACTATAAATCTAAAACACTTTTCTGCCTACACAATAAACACGTCCAGCTCAACCTGTGTGAGAAATGAGCTAACTCGACAATTAAATATTATTTTACCGCAGTAGACGAGCCTTATCCCTAGCACGGTAAGGCTTTTGTAAAGAAGTAGTGGCGGAATAGGTAGACGCTTAGAGAGATAACATAGCACTCTCGACAGTTCGGTAAGGTTAACTTTGCTATTGCCCATTCAAATATCTTATGTGACTTTAAAGGCTTACAAACCTTTACACACAGCACAGGAGAGGCGCAACCGAATGAGATGTTAACCATACAAGGTGCAAATCCTTGTCTACTTCGTTACTTAATATTCCTGACAGTCACAGGAACTATAAAAGCATTGTAATCGCATAATTGCGTTATGGTGCTTTTTTTCTTTTGCTTTGAAAACTGCATCAAACAGCCAAAACACTTTGAGTTGAGAGGGCAGAGTTTGGTGTGGTTTTGAGAGTGGAATCTGTAGAAATTTGTTCCAATTTATTGCCTTTCCTATTATGATATATTGGGCGGTGATGATGTGAAAAAGTTTGAGGATGGAATGACATTCATAGTCTTAATTACCTTTTCTTTAACGATGATTGTAATTTTTGTAGCTATATTTATGAATTTCTTTTCCAAAGAAGGTGATGATATAATTATTGCCTTAATTGGTGTAAGTGGTGCTGTATTGGGTGGCGTTATCTCTGGTGGTATGACATTAATGGGAGTAAAACGAACAATAAAACATGAAAATGATATTAGAAGGAAAGATCAAATTCCGCAAAAAATTGAATTGATCAGAAAATCAGTGTTAAAAATGGAAAATGTAATTAACAATACTATTTTTTCGCCGACACAAATTTTCAATGATTTTAATAGAGCTAAAGATACTTTATTTGAATATGCTTCAAATATAGATACGGACTGTTATAACGAATTGTTAAAAATAGTAGATATCATCGAAGATATTGATAATAACGGTATAAAAATGGAAGATGAGAAAGTTGATTCTTTAGGAAGCCTATTGAAATCACAGGAAGGGCTAGAAACTTTGGACAAAGGATATAAAGAATATTTAAGAAATTATAAAAAACTATTAGAGAAAAAAATGTTGTATTACCAAAAAGAACTTTCAAAATAACATCCTTCTGGATGTTTTTATTTTGCCCTGAAAAGTGAGTATCGAACAGAGTTTCCTCCTCCCTTGACTATTCGGTACTTGCTTTTGAGAGCAAAAATCATAAGCGAGGTGAACAAAATGCGTTGTGAAGAATGTATGGAATGGTTAGCGACATGTCCTTGTTGCGATGTTTCTTTTTGTCCTACTTGTCAAAGAACAAAGGATGAGATAGAGGAAGAAGATGAATTAGAAGATTAACATATTTGAAATTTGCAACTGTTGGAGGTGGTGTTTATGAGATATGGCTAATTGGGACGACATAAAAAAAGAGTGGGAAACCACAAGCATAACTTTAGTTAATTTAGCTAAGAAACATGATATTAAATTAGGTACATTAAAAAGCCGAAAAAGCAGAGATGCGGAAAAAGGTGAAGAGTGGATAAGGGTTGCAACTAATAATAAAAAGGTTGCAACCATAATAGAGGATGCACCCAAGGATGAAGTTGTTTATTTTACTGACGATGATGAAAGTGGCTTAAACGATAAGCAACGGCTATTTATTGCTTACTATGTGAAGTGTTGGAATGCTACCAAGGCTTATCAAAAGGCTTATGGATGTGCTTATACAACTGCTAGAACAGAAGGTTCAAGGTTACTTGCAAATCCTAACATTCGTGAGGAAATCATAAAGGTGCGAGATGGATTAACAGAGGATGCATTACTCGACAAAAGAACGCTTATTCAAAAGTGGATAGACATAGCATTTGCTGATATTACGGACTATGTGAAATTCGGTAGGCAAGAGGAAGTTGTGTACAACGATGATGGTCAACCTGAACTTGATATGAATGGCAATGTTAAGACCTATGCATTCAACTATGTGCATTTGAATGAGTCTGCTGAAATAGATGGTTCGCTCATTACAGAGGTGAAGCAAGGTAAAGACGGCATTAGTGTTAAACTCGCTGACAAAATGAAAGCTCTTGAGTTTCTATCGAAGCATATGGATCTATTAAATGAACGAGAGTTGAATCAATTACAAGTTGAAAAAATGCGAATCGAAGTTGAAACAGTTCGTAAATCAAACGAAAAGCAATCTTCTGTTATCACTATCGTAGACGCATGGGCTGGTGAAACTAATGAATAAGCCTACCATCGACATACAAGAAAACGTCAATCCACATTTTAAAGAAGTATGGACCACGAAAAAGCCTTACAACATTTTGCGTGGTGGTCGTAACTCATTCAAATCATCGGTTATCGCATTACTGCTCGTTTACAAAATGATTCAGATGTTTAATAAAGGCGAGAAAGCTAATATTATTGTCATTCGTAAAGTCGCCAATACGATACGAGACAGCGTGTATTTAAAAATCCAATGGGCCATTCGTAAATTCGATATGACTGATGATTTTGATATGACCGTTTCGCCGTTTAGGATTACGCATCGAGCTACTGGATCATCATTTAGCTTTTACGGACAGGATGACTTCCAAAAGTTAAAATCTAATGACATCGGTAATATCATTGCTGTTTGGTATGAAGAAGCAGCAGAGTTTAAAAGCTCAGAGGAATTTGACCAAACTAATACAACGTTTATGCGCCAAAAACATCCGTTAGTGAATATGGTGCTATTTTTTTGGTCTTATAATCCGCCAAGGAACCCATATCATTGGATAAATGAGTGGTCAGAGGAGCTCGCTTCATCGCCACTGCATTTAGTACATCATTCGAGCTACAAAGATGATGTGTTGGGTTTTGTTACAGAGCAAATGTTATCCGAAATTGAACGTATTAAAGAGAATGACCTTGATTATTATTTGTATCTGTATGAAGGATTACCAGTAGGTTTAGGGACAAATGTCTACAACATCAATCTGTTTAAGCTTATTGATGATATTCCAGAAGATGAGCACATTATTTTAATCGATGCAGCAACTGATACAGGACACCAAGTTTCAGCAACAACTCACGGTGCTTTTGCACTAACTAATAAACAGAATGTTATTTTGCTTGATACGTACTACTATAGCCCAGCTAACAAGGTTACGAAGAAAGCACCAAGTGAGTTATCGACAGATTATAAAAAATGGCAAGATGGCATTACAGGGCAGTACAATAAATATTTTGATGTGCAAACTATCGATTCAGCAGAGGGTGCTTTACGTAATCAGGTGTTTAAAGATTACGGTATTCGATTGCATCCAGTCGCTAAAGGTAAAAAGGTCGATATGATTGATTACACATACGATTTATTAGCACAGGGGCGCATGTATGTATTGCGTACTAAACGTAACGAGGTCTTTATTGATGAACATAAAAAATATCAGTGGGATCCAGATACATTAGAAAGCGACGACCCAAAAGTAATTAAAGAAGATGATCATACTTGCGATATGTTCCAATATTACGTTAAGGACAATCTTCGTAAGCTTGGACTGAAATATTAAGGTGGTGATGACATGTTCAACAAAGTAGTTAACTGGATGAAAGGGGTGATGGTAAAATTGGGGTTAGTGCAAAAAATAAAGGATGTCTCAGATATTAAAAAGATACCGATGTCAGACCAGACCTACAAAGAAATTGAAAAGTGGCAACAGATATATAAAGGCTACTTCAGTGAATGGCATGACGTGTTTTATCACACGGTTGCTAGTGGTCAACAGAAGCGACGTATGTCAACGCTAAACATGGCTAAAGTTGTCAGCGAAGAAATGGCCAAGATAATTTTTAACGAGAAATGCGAAATAAACATATCTGATACAGGTACTTCTAAATTCGTACACGAAGTATTGGAAGAAAATAATTTCTACAAGCAATTTCAACGTTTCCTAGAATATAGTTTTGCCATGGGTGGCATGGTTGTAAAACCGTATGTTGATGATGACAAGATCAAATTGTCATACGTAAAAGCAGACTCTTTTATTCCAATCTCCTGGAATAGTAAAGGCATATATGAAGGTGTATTTACCAACGTTACTATTGAAGGAAAGAAAACATATACCCTTCTTGAATGGCACCTGTGGGAAGAAGGACGATACGTTGTTAAAAACGAGCTTTATGTAAGCGAGAACATAAATGAACTAGGTAAGAAGATACCTTTAGCAACTTTGTATGAAGATTTAGAAGAAGAAGTGCCGATGGAAAATGTGCGAAGAAGCTTATTTGTTTATATCCATCCCAACATTGCTAACAACATTGATTTAACCAGCCCTTTAGGTGTTCCAATTTATGCGAATGCACTTGATACATTAGAGAGTCTAGATATTGCGTTTGATAGTTTTAAACGTGAATTTAAACTTGGTAAACGACGGATTATCGTACCTGAAAATATGGTGAACACAGTTTTGGACAGAAGAAACAACACAATGCGACGTTTCTTTGATGAAAACGATGAAGTTTACGAAGCTATGGGTGGTGACATGGATGATTACAAAATTCATGACAGCACTGTAGGTTTGCGAGTAATTGAGCATGTCGATGGCATTAATGCTTTATTAAATCTCTTATCGATGCAAACAGGATTTTCAAGTGGTACCTTCACTTTTAATGGTCAATCAGTTAAAACAGCGACAGAAGTTATTAGCCAGGATAGTAAGACATTCCGTACTAAACAGACACATGAGGTTGTAGTCGGTGAGGCTTTAAAACAACTAGTTGAAATCATCATCGATTTAGGTGAGTTATACGAATTATTCGAGCGTCCAGTAGGTGGTTATGAAACGACGATTGGCTTTGACGATAGTATCGCAGAAGATGCCGCAAGTGAAATGAATAAGCAAATCCAATTAGTTGGTGCTGAATTAACATCAAGAGTAAGAGCGATTATGAAGGTGCATAAAGTACCTGAAAAAGAAGCTATAAAGATATTGCAAGAAATTAGGGAGGAGAATAATAGATCTTCTCCTGAACATGATGAAATTGTGAAAGAAGTTAGTCTCTTTGGACAAAAGGAGTGATTAAATGCCAAGACCAGTCATCACTCCATATCAATTTAACCTGTACACATCACAGATTACAGACATTTATGTGGCTTTAGAGGATGAATTATTCAGGCAGATAGCAAATCGCCTTAAAACGAATCCTGAGCATGATAAAGACTATGTACTACAGTGGCAAGTTGAAAAGATGCAGCAGTTACGAATGTTTAACCTTGAGACTATCAGAGAACTTTCAATAACTACAGGCATCGCAGCCGAAACTATAAAACAAATGATTGAAGATGTTGGATACAAAACGATACAGAGCATCGACGATGAGGTGAGTGGGCGATATAAGCCATTACCACCACCTACTCAGATGGATTTAACCTTAGAAAGCTATGTAAAACAAGCATATTTGGAACTCGACAACTATGTTAATCAAACACTTATCACAACTACTTATGGTCAAGGTACAGTGGCTATTATGTATCGTAAAATTGTCGAGCAGACCACAGCACAGGTTTTAGCTGGCAATATGACCATAAATCAGGCTGTTGCTGATACGGTCATTAAATGGGCCAACAAAGGTATTGATACAGGATTTATTGATAAAGGTGGTCGAGTATGGCAATTAGAACAATATGCTGACATGGTTATTCGGAATACAGTCAACAATACTTACAACGAGTTGCGATTGTCTCGTATGGATGAATACGGTATTGATTTAGTGCTAGTTAACAGCTATGCAGACCCTAGACCAGCATGCGCAAAGATACAGGGTAAAGTTTGTTCAATGAGTAATCCTTCTAGTGATCCTAAATATCCGTCAATCTATGAATTTGGATATGGTGAACCATGGGGGATTAGAGGAGTTTCATGTCGACACATTTTATATCCATTTATCGATGGCTTAAACACTAATAATCAGATTCAATATGATGAAGAAGAAATGCGAGAGCAGTATAAGCTATCACAACAACAACGGTACTACGAGCGCCAAGTCCGAAAGGCAAAGCGTTCTCTTAATCTCGCTGAGGAAATCGGCGATGAAAAAGCAATGCAAAAGTACAAGCAGTTGGTCCGTAATCGACAAACTAAAGTCCGTGAGTTTGTTACAGAGCATGATTTGGCTCGTAGGTATGACAAGGAGCGTGTTATTACATGAAAAAAGTATATTTGCTTTATTTAATGACGTCTGGTGGTTTCGCAGAAAACTTTGAACTGAAAGATGTTTACAAAAAGCGTAAAAAAGCTGAGGAAGAGGGAGAGAAATCAAGGAACGCATATTTCGTTAAAGAAAAAGAAGTCTTGTAGTCGTAGAGATACGGCTTTTTATTATGCATTTTTATAAAAATGGAGGTATTACAATGAATTTTGGTCAAGCATTTGAAGAAGTAAAGCAAGGCAAAGGTATGCGTTTACCGCAATGGCAGACAGATGTTATTATTCGTGCTCAATATCCAGATGAGCATAGCAAAATGACAGCTCCATATTTGTATGTGGAAAGTCGTTTCGGACGTGTTCCATGGAAGGAAACGATGATTGAACTATTTGCAGAGAATTGGGAGGTAGTTAATTGATGTCATTAACTAAACAGCATTTATCAAATACGTTTGCAAAAGCGAGAGAAACGCAATCACCATTTGTATTTGTAGCTATTGTAGCTGAAGGTATCGAGGAAGTAATTGTTGTTCCCAAAAAGTCATTTGATGCAAAAGAAGATTTTTACAAAAGTGCTTACAACGATGAACTGGTACACGTAATGAACAGCAAAGTACAAATTAGAGGACTAAGCTACGGTGAAGCTAGCGAATTGAAACATTCTTTGTCGACACTTTAGAAGAAGCAATAGAAGCAAGAAAAATTGCAGAAGAACAATATTGGAAGTCCTCTAAATAAAGAGGGCTTTTTTATTGCCCGTTTACCATGAAGTGGGCGTTAAACAAAACATGGGCAAATAACCTTTGTTAGGGGGATTTAAGAATGAACAATAAACAAACATTTTTCTTACCTTTAGACCTTCAGTTTTTTGCAGAAGAGACAGAAGGGGAAACAAATCAACAAGAAAATAACACACAAGAAACCAACCAGCAGGAAAGTGCTGGGGATACTCAAAGTCAAAATGAGGCTAAAACATTTACTCAGGATGAACTGAATAGTTTCCTTGCAAAACAAAAGAACGACACACAAAACAAAGTACTTAAACAATTGGGATTCGAAAATGTTGAAAAAGCAAAGGAAAGCATATTGAAGCTGAGGGAATTTGAAGAGTCACAAAAAACTGAGCAAGAAAAGCAAGCTGAACGTTTGAAAGAATTAGAAACAAATCAATCAACATTGTCAGATGAAAACTCAGTACTTAAAGCTCAAATCAGTGCAATGAAAGCAGGTGTAATTGCTGATTATGTCACTGATGTTGTAACACTTGCCAAAACAATGGTGAGTGATGATGTGGATATGGATACAGCTATTTCTAAGATAGTTGAAAAGTATCCTCATTTTGCTCAAAAAGAAGAATCGCAACAGCAAGAACAATCAAAGCCAAAGTTTTCCCAAGGTAAACATGGTACCCAATCAACAACAGAAGCAGAGCAATGGTTAAACGCATTTAAGTAATTAAAAATTAGGAGGAACAAATGCTATGAAACATGTTATTAAATCATTACCAAATTACCAAGGTATGAAAATGTTATTAAAATTAGATATTCAATTTTTTGCAGCACCTAACTACGCAGAACTGTATACCCAAGCACTACAACAAAAATTCACAACTGGATTAATGTTTGTCGAGCTATACAGCACAGCCAACAACGCAAACATTAAGTGGACAAGCGCTAAAACAATCCAAATCCCACGTATTACAGTAGGCGGCTTTGTTGATGTGGACCGTGATGTAGTTGGTTCATTCACTCGTCGTACTGATAACGATTTTGAGCCAAAAACAATTGATCACGATCGTGAATTTAAAACGTTAGTGGATCCAATGGATGTTGATGAAACGAACATGGCACTAACGATTGCGAACATTACACGCGTGTTTAACGATGAACAGAAGATTCCTGAAATGGACAAATACGCAGCATCGAAATTAGTCACTGAATTTACTGCTCATGGTGGAACTGTAGATACTACAGCATTAACTTCAGAAAATATCTTAGACATTTTCGATGATTTTATGGCAGCTATGGACGATGCGGAAGTGCCACAAACCGGTCGAGTTTTATATGTGACACCAACTGTTAATAAGTTATTAAAAACTGCTCAAGGTCTCCAACGTCAATTAGATGTAGCGAGTGGGAACGCTGGTAATGTAAAACGTAGCATTTACTCACTTGACGATGTAACGATTAAAGTTGTCCCATCATCTCGTATGAAAACAGTTTATAACTTTACAGATGGCGCAGTAGCAGATGTGACTGCTAAACAAATTAACATGATTTTAATTCATCCATTAACAGTTATTACACCGCAAAAATATGAATTCGTTTCATTGGATAATCCATCGGCAGCGACAGGCGGTAAATATTTATACTTCGAACGCAAGTACTGGGATCTTTTCGTAATTGCTAAAAAAGTTGATGGAATAAAAATTAATACTGAAGCCTAAAGGGACTTTTTTAGTCCTCTTTTAATTTTATTAGGAGGGAACAAGCATGGGTAATGTAGTAAAAGTACGAAAAGGTAATCGCATTTTAGATATAGATGAAGGTCGTTTATCAGCACATTTGCAACAAGGTTATGACCAAATTGACAGCGAAGGCAAAGTTGTTAAACGTGCAACTGGTGGGCGTAGCGTATCACTTGCTGAACACAATGCGGTAGTTGATGAGTTAGAAAATTTAAAAAATGTGGATCTAGCAAAAGAAAATGAAGATTTGACCAAAGAAAATAAAGTGCTTAAAGCAAAAGTGACGAAGCTCGAAAAAGAGCTAGAAATGAAACAACCAGATCCGAATGCAAAGTAGGTGTTAATATGCTATACCTATCTTACGATGAATACCAAAACTTTGGATTTTCTGATGTAACAGCAGCTGACTTTCCAAAACTAGAACAAAAAGCGAGTGATGTTTTAGATAGTATCACTCGTGACTTTTATCAACTTAATGATTTGGAGTCTGATTATCAATTACGTCGAGATAAATTCAAAAAGGCTGTCGCTGCTCAAATCGAGTATTTTAATGATATGGGTGGTACAAGTGCTCATGAATTAAATAATCCTTTGTCTGTTTCTATTGGTCGTACTTCTATATCAAGTGGCGTGAGAAACCAAGCAAAACTTAATAACATCGTTGCTGATGATGTCTATATGTATTTACGTAATACAGGGCTTTTATATAGAGGAATCGAGGTGATTTAATGTACATTAAGCCATTGCCGAAAAGTTGGCTTATACACGACATTACCTATAAAGAAATCCTTGATGAAAAAGACGATTACGGGAATCCCATGTATAAGGAACCAATCGATATCGAATTTGTGCGTTATGATCCTACTACAGTGTTTAGTCGTGACAATACTCAAACAAAAATAGTGGCCGAGGGTGTAATCTTTGTGGATGCTGTCAATAGCTCACCGATTCCTGATTTTAAAGAGGAATCTATCATTATTTTTGAAGGTAGAGAGTTAATACTTAAAAAGATTGTGCCTTGCTATCATCCTAACAAGAACAAAATCCGTCACTATGAATTGGAAGTGATTTAATGACAGCGAGAATTAGAGTAAGTACAGAAATTAATGGTGTGCGTGTGAGAGCTGAAGAATTAGTAAGACGTGGGCAAATCGCTTTTGTAAACCAAGTACACGCTGATTCCAACATATACGCACCAAAGCTTTCTAGTGATCTACGTAACCAATCAACTATCGCTGCAGACGGTAAATCTATCATTTGGAATACTCCTTATGCTAGAAAGCAGTATTACAATTATGGTGCTAAATTCACAACGCCAGGTACCGGTCCTAAATGGGACGTTAAAGCACAAGCGATACACGGTGCTAGTTGGGTGAATATCGTAAAAAGGGCGATGAGGTAAATGGAATTAGATTTTTTAGTACAACTCAATCGATATATTAATAAACAAAGTTTCTTTGCTAAAAGTGTTATAGGTGTCCTTGGGAAAGAAGAAAGCCTATCCGTCATGGCAATGCCTGGTGGAGCCGAAAAAATATTCTTTGATGGTACTAGGGATAAAGCTTATCAAGTTCAAATCAATGCGAAAAGCAAGAAACAAGATAATTGTATCAATACTTTAAGCACGCTATTTCAAAATCTCGAAAACTTAACTGATTTACCATCTGATAATGGTAGTTACGACTACCAACAAACAAAAATAACTTCATTGCCCTCACTCATCATGATAGATGATCAGGGCTTTTTTATTTACGAATTATCAATTAGTGCAACAATAACAATTCATAAAGGAGTGGCTTAAATGGCACGTAAAAAGAACGCCTTAACGGAGTACTGGATAGGCAAATATGAAGACGAAAATAGCAAAGCAGATTTACGGTTAGCGAAATGGATATCTTCTGTTACAGATGATGGTGAGGAAGAAACAGAGGAATATGCGTTTTATGATGGTGATGGCACGAAAGAAACAGATGTAATTTCGGTGAAAAAGGCATACACATTCGAAGGTATGCACGATATTGAGGATGCAGCACAAAAGTTAATCGCAGACCTTGAGTTTGAGACAGGAGAAGCCCGTAAAATTATGTTTAAGCAAGTTCGCACAGACGGCACTGAGTTTGTAGGACGTGCTACAGTATCAGAAATTAAAATTACTGGCGGCGAAGCATCGGAATACGCGCCATTCAATTGCCGTATTTCATGGGATGCTAAACCAACTATGACAGTACTACCAGTTACACCCTGATGAGCCCGATGATTCGGGCAAAGGCACAGAAGAGGAAGAAACCAAAGAACTGATCGAAGAAGAGGGCGAGTAATCGTCCTCTTTTAATTTAAAAGGAGTGGGATAAATGGTAATCAAAATTCAAACGCAAAAAGCTGGAATACCTGTACAAATTGGTGATTTAAAATTCGCATTCGATACATCTGATGAAGGGATTCAAAATTTAAAAAAATCAGGTGAATTACTTTTAGAAAATGCTGACAAGATAAATGACGATGATTTCGATGCAGCTAAAGACCTTTTAAAACAAGGTTACGATTTAATTTTAGGTGAAGGTACTTTTAACCAAGTTTACAACGAAGTTAAAAGTTTAATTGAATGTATGCGTATTTTTGGTGAGCTAAGCAAATCGATAAATCAAGAGTTATCAAAGATGAATTTAAATGCTACTCAACAGGACAAAGCACAACAATATATTCGTCAAAAAAGAAAACCTAAACATAAAAACAAAAAGTAGGTTATTGCCATGTTTAAATTGACGGATACATTGATTAATGAAATTGAGATAAATGGTCGTATGTACAGTTTAGACATGTCTTTTGACAATATTTTAAGCCTTATTGACATGTTAAACGACAAAGAGCTTGATGATGTAACTCAGATACTTACAGGCATTGAGATGCTAGTAACAGAGCCTTTAGAATGTCCAATTGAGGAAAAGGCTGAAATCTTTTTTAAACTATATGAAACCTTGATTGATGGTAATAAAGAGGACGATGTTGAGTACGACATTGAAGGGAATCCAATGCCAGTACAATCAAAAGAAAAGGAAGTGGACATATATGATATTGCACAAGATGCAGAGTATATTTATGCTTCCTTTTTGCAGGATTACGGCATGGATCTATTTGAACAACAAGGTATTTTACATTGGGATAAATTCAAAGCCCTTTTAGTTGGTTTACGAGATGATACAAAGTTTAAAAAGGTCCTCGAAATACGTCAGATGCCACTACCAAAAGGTAAAGGTACAGGCGAGCAAAGAAAACAGGTTGAGGAATTGAAGAAAGCATATGCGTTGAAGCCTCGTGAGCAGGAAGTAGATGACTGAATAATGTTCTTATCACCTAATTGAAAGGGGTGCAGACATGGAAATAGGAAAAGCATATCCTTTAACAACGGCCCAGTGTCCAACAACGTTGAACCTACATTACACAGCGGATAGGTATTTGAAAGTGCAATTAGGGAGCCAGTTGTTGAATCGCGTAAAAAATGTAAATGTTGAAACGTTATCTGACGGGAGTCATAACGTGCAAATAACGCTCAACATTCGGAATGTCATATTTACTTCAGATGATGTTGGAAGTGATTCCAATTAATCTTTTCAATGAAAACTTCAGGTTGATAATGTTGGTAGTCTACAAATCCATCAATTTTACCAGTAGAGATTAATTCTTCAAACATGGTTGCGACATCTTCGTAGCTGAAATCTTTAAATACTGTGAAATCAACTTCAAATTTTTTATTGTCTTTGTTTGCATGCAAGTATTCAAGCAATACATCTTTAAAATCAGCCATACGTATCACCTCCTCAATAATGTCAATATTCGACAGAAAAGGAGGAATGCCTTTAGTAATGTTTTGATCTAGTTTAGAAGTGAAACGATGAACAAAAAGAAACGGTAAGAGGAAAAGGTAGAATGATGAAATGGAGACTGGATGAAAAGTTATATCAAGTTGGAAAATAAAAAACTTACAACATGAAAGAGATATAGACAATGGTATCTATAAATTAATTAGGAATTATTTAGATGCAAAAATATAATTGACTAATCAAGCTAAAGCATGATATGATTTTTGATAATTAACTCAAAAATACATATTAAAAGGGAAAACCCCAAATTTTTAGCACGATTATCAATTGATAGTCTGCTTAAATTTGGGGTTTTTTCGTTTTCTAAATAAAGGAGGAAAATAATATGAACAATGATTTAGGGTTAGCGTGGAAAGAGATGTTAAAAAAACTAGATGTAAAAGATTTGCAATGGTTGAGTGATAATAATGTTTTTAATAGAAATGATAATAAGTGTGTGCAGCAAATGAACGGAATGCTCTTAGCTCGTTTAGATGAAGTGAAAATAGGTGTATGAGCTTAGGGGATTGTGGGATGAAGAAACCTTCCCCAGTTTTGGGGAAGGTTATATTTCTTCACTCTCGTCTTTTACCTGTTTCTTTTTCTGTTTCTCTATTAAACGGATGCCGAACTGCATTGCTTCTAATAACGCTTCCTTTGCTTCTTCAGACATCGGTTCGCCGTTGAAAGTAAGATGTTTTGATGTTTTAAGCTCGTTCTGGAGAAGCGTTAAACGGTCGTTTAATTCGTTACTTACATTAATTTCTTGTGTTTTTTCTAAATATGAAACGGAATTATTAGTTCTGCCTAATAGATAGTCAATCGATACATTAAAATAATCAGCCAATTTTTCTAAAGTATCGAAGTCAGGTTGAGTAGATGATGTTTCATAGCGCGCATATGTTGACCTATTAATTGCAAGTTGGTCAGTTAATTCTTTTTGGGATAACCCTTTTTCGGTTCTGAGTTTTTTTAAAATATCCCCATATTTCATATTGAACGCCCCTTTCTATTCTGTATTATATGTGAATTTTTTGCACAATAAATATTTTGTGAAAAAAATACACAAAACAGATTGACTGTGCAAAAAGTGCACGATATAATATGTGTAATAAATGCACAAGGTGGTGATGAAATGTTTGCAGAAGTTTTAAAGAACAAACGAAAGACTTTAGAGTTATCACATGAACAAGTAGCTAGTTTGATAGGTATAGAACGTTCATATTATACCAGAATTGAAAATGGTTTACGACCTAGTGTAAAAGTTGCACAAGCTATTTCGAGAGTCTTAGGAATAGAATGGACCATTTTTTTTGCAGAAATCAGTGTTGAAAATGCACAGGTGAAAACTACTTAACAATTAATGGAGGTATTACATGAAACAATTACAAATAATTTCATTCGAAGGACAATTAGTGACAGAAAGTCGTCAAGTTGCAGAAATGACAGGAAAAAATCATGCACATTTAATGAGGGATATACAAGGATATGTGGGAATTTTAGGTAAATCCAATTTTGGATTGGCTGATTTTTTCATAGAACATGAATATCAAGATGCTCAAGGGAAATCAAGACCTTGTTATCTTCTTACAAAAAAAGGCTGTGAAATGGTTGGTAACAAAATGACTGGAGAAAAAGGCATTTTATTTACCGCAACATATGTATCTCGATTTAATGAAATGGAACAACAACAGAATAATCCTAAACCACTTTCGGAAAAAGAACAGCTTAAAGCTTCTATGAGATTATCGCTTGAAACATCAGAAGAAGTTGAGGTTTTAAAAGTGGAAGTTCATGAATTAAAAGAAAAAGTAGATAATCAAATCACGCTTGACCACGGTGAACAACGTAGGTTGCAAAAGTTAATTGGCTCTAAAGTGTTTGAACACGCTACATCTGATGAACATAAGCGTTTATTATATCCAGAATTGCATCGTGAAATTAAAGATCGATTTGGTGTTACGAGTTACAAAGATGTGAAACGCCATGAGTTCCTTTCTTGTATCAGGTATGTAGAATCATGGGTTCCTAGAGTGGTGAGGTCTTAATAGTTATGGTGAAACAAAGAAAAGATAAACATAATTTATATAGTTCAGCACTTAGACGGACGTTAGAAAAGGCAATAGAACAAAATGATGATGGTGATAAGAAAGCTATCAAAAATAATTTAGAAAAAATCATTTGGTATGGTGTTAAAAATATTATTACTTCACCAGAATACGAAGATTATGAAATGAATATCAATTATTTCAATTCTATTAGTAATCTCAAAGGTCTTATAGCGACTATGACACTTCGACAATTTATGAACGTATTCCCTATCACAAAAGAGTTCGATGGACACAAATGGGGTACTAAGGATTATTTTTACACAAAAGAATATATTGAGAGTACTGAATTGAAACCAGACGATGTTGTTGGTGAATATGCTTTAGAATTTTTAAGTGAATATCAGAATCATGATATATGGATGTTATTTGTTAAAAGTATGACTACTATGAGCGCGATAAGACGTTACGAAGGGCATTTAAGTTTATTCGAGGAATTTATGGCGGCAGAAGGAGAAGACACACCTGATACCTTCAAAGATGAGAAAGGACAAGCTTATTATGTACATGATGGAAAACCACAGAAAATTAAGATGAATAAAGTAGGGCATTTGAGAGTTATAAAATAAAAAAACCACACTTCAAGTTGGCGCTTGAAATGCGGTAACAGTCGAGTGACATCCACCCAAAACAATATTAGCTTAATTATACTCTAAAAAGAGTATTTTTAAAAGTGGATGTCCTCAAAATAGGAGGACAAAATTATGAGTGAAAAAGAAGAAAAGTTACTAATGTTAATTAATGACTTCTCAAAATGTATTGGGGTATCACCGCCAAAAACAACTGACGTTGGATATTGGTGGCAAGAGGCAGTAGAAAAAATGAGTGACTTTCAGTTATTAGATCTCAAAAACTTTGGCTTCTTATCTAAAAGCAATCAGCCATATCTTAAGTGGATGAACCAGTTATTAATAAAACAAATCGAAAAAAGGCAACTTTTAAACACTCTCGTATGAGGGTGTTTTTTAATTGAGGGCGTGAAGGATTTGTAAATTGAAAATAGTGATAGTACTTCCTTCATTATCCATGTATATTTATAGTATAGGAGGGATTAAATTGAACAAAATATTGAAAAAGATAGTTTTAGTTGTGGCAATACTAATTTCGACATCATTTATATCAGTTGGTGTAAATAATGTTCAGGCAGCATCTTTAGGGGAGAAGTCCTTACAACCTGATGAGGGATGGAAGAGGTATGATGATAGAAATGAATTTGTAAAAACAAATTTTATTAGTTCTGATGCAGGCTCTAAACATGGTTTTTATCAAAACACTAATCATCATACAACAAAAAAAGGTGACTATTATAGCTTTAACTTTACTGGAAGTAAAATAAGAATTATAGCTTTTGCTAAAGCAGCAGATCATTCGAATAATGTAAAAATCACAATTGATGATGAGGTTTATCATTACTCTGAAGGTAATGGGAATGGCAATCAAACAATTGTATTTGAAAAACTAGATTTATCTAATGAGTTACATAAAGTAAGAATAGAATCAACTCAAGATAGAGTTTATACTTCTGTTGATGCCATTGATATAGATGAAGAAGGTAATTTAGTCTCATCAGAAGTTATTAGCACTCCATTACTTAATGGAATAGCAGTAGATGAGGGTAATCTGTTGACTTGGAACTCTGTAGAAAATGCAATAGGATATAATGTGAAAAGAGCTACAACTGCAGGCGGTCCGTATACTATTATTAATAACAATATTACGGTGAATTCTTATTTAGATAAGGATATAGAAAAGGGAAAAAGATATTATTATGTTATATCAGCAATTGTTGATGGAACAGAAAGTGAAAATTCCAATGAAGTTTCTTTAGAACATAACATTGAAATTCCTGAAGTAAATAATAATACAATACTCAGAATTCATTTGTTAAATAATCAAATAAAAGAATATAATTTAACACATGGTGAGATGAATAATTTTATTAATTGGTATACTACTCAATCCGAAAACTTTTATATATTCACGATAAAGTCACCGGAGCCACCTTTCAAATCAATTAAAGAATATATTGCTAAAGATAAAATTGTGTGGTTTGAAGTAAAAGAATATTAAATTATCATAACATGCCACTCTATTTCTGGAGTGGTTTTTAATATTAAGAAAAATTTAAATTGAAAGGGGTGGTGATTATGTAAAGGGTATAGTGAAATCTCTCCATATTATGTATATTTGTGTATAAGGAGGGATGATAATGGCAAAAAACAAAGTAATTGCTGGTGATTACCAAGGTAAGGTGGTTTCATCTGCATTTGGAATAACAACAATCAATATAGGATTTTTAAAAACTGTTGAATTGAATAAAACAACAGTTAAAGAATACGAGGTACTAGATGAGGAATCACGTAAAAGTGCAACAAGTGCTGTAGGACGTGCCTTTGTTGGTGGAGTTATCTTAGGTCCAGTTGGTTGGCTCGCTGGTCTTTCGGCAAAATCTAAAAGCACTCACGTTGTAGCAATCGAGTTTATGGATGGTAAAAAGAGTTTAATAGAAATTGATCAAAAAATTTATAAAGCATTCATACAAAAAATGTTTTAAGCACTCGATTTGAGTGCTTTTTCTTTTGCCGAAAAAGGTGGTGAACAGGAATGAAAAATTGAAAGAAACATGCAATTAGAAGCCACGTTAGCAGGCTTCTTTTTTTGATGTGGCCAAAGGAGTGATGTAATGGCTAGTGATGGTCGAATAGTTATTGACGTTGTATTGGATGACGGCCGTGTCGTAAATGGTGTGGCAGATTTAAGTAGATTATTCGGTGGACTAGGCCGGACGAGTGAATCTAGTGCGCTGTCCATTGGTAAAGTTGTAACAGCTTTAGGACTGGTTGCAGCAGCTAGAAAAGGGATTGATATGGTTACTAGCTCTATCAGTGGAGCTATAGCTCGTGTCGATACATTAAGTGGTTTTCCAGTCGTTATGGAGCGTATGGGCTTTAGCAGCGACCAAGCTAAATCAAGTATTGACAAACTTTCTGAAGGTATTTCAGGTCTACCAACAACGTTAGATGGCATTGTTAAGAGTACGCAAAGTATTGCGCTTATGACTGGTGACTTAGATGTTGCTACTGACACAGCGCTTGCACTTAACAATGCTTTTTTAGCATCTGGTTCAAGTTCAGCTGATGCAGAACGTGGTCTTGTACAATACGTACAAATGCTGGCAAAGGGCAAAGTTGACATGGTTTCATGGCAAACCTTACAAGAAACGATGGGCTTTGCGCTTAATAAGACGGCTGAGGCATTCGGTTTCACAGGGAAGTCGGCACAACGAGATTTATATAGTGCGCTCCAAAAAGGTAAAATTACATTCGAAGATTTTAACGCAAAATTGATCGAATTGAACAATGGCGTAGGCGGCTTTGCTGAAGTTGCTAAAGCTAGTAGTGCTGGTATCGCAACAGCCTTTGCAAATATGAGAACTGCTGTTGTACGTGGTGTAGCAAACATCATACAATCATTACAAGATGTACTAGCTAAAACCCCATTACAATCAATTGAGAATATTCTAGGGTTAATAGGTAAGGCTTTTAGCAACGTTTTAAATGCAATCGCGGCAGGAATTCCGACAGCAGTAGATATGATAATGAATCTGTACCACAATCTTGAACCATGGATGCCACTAATCACCTCAATTGCAGGTGCGGTTGGAATCATGGTTTTGTCTTTTGCGGCATTTAACACAACTATCACAATAATTGGTAATGTTAGAAAAGCTATAACTGCATTAAATGCAACTGTCTTGGCAAATCCATGGACGTGGGTAGCATTAGCTGCAATTACAGCAGTGTTGCTAATTATCCAATATTGGGAACCTATAACCCAATTTTTCAAAGATTTATGGGCAGATGTTACGGAAACTTTTAATACTGCATTAACGGCTATTCAATCATTCGCGACATCGATGTCCGAAGTAGTATCAGAAATAACAACAACACTTAGTACCAGTTTGAGCGCTGTATGGTCTAGTATATCCAGCGGCTTTACTACGGCAATAAACGGATTGTTAACTGGATTGTCTAGCCTTAAAGAAAAACTAAGTATCGTCAAAGATATTATAGATGTTGAAAAAGCACTTAACTTACTCAAATTTGCCGCAGAAGCAGTTTTATCATCGATATTGATGTTATTAGGACCGTGGGGCATGTTAGCTAATATTCTGCTAAAAGTATTTACTCACACTACTTTACTGCAAGATACTTTTAAGATGCTCAAAGGTGAAATGACATTTGATGAGGTTGCCAGTAATTTCTCCGAATCTATAAGTGGAGTTATAGAGAATATTACAGAGCTATCGACTCGACTTGTCACAGTAGGAGCCAAGCTAGTTGTCGGTTTAATTAATGGGGTAAGTAGCAATATTGGAAAGTTCGCAACTGCATTTGCAGAGATATTGCCTGTTGTCATTGATACATTAGTTATGATAGTGCCACAGATAATACTTTTAGCTGCTGATATTGTAACAAAATTAGCGGAGGGCATAACGACCAATTTGCCAATTGTGGTAAAAGCCATAGTTAGTTTAATAGAATTAGTCACAACAACCATAGGAACGTTATTACCTCAACTTGTTGAAGTCGGAGTATCTTTGCTAACAACCATTATAAACGGCATCATTACAGCACTACCGATGTTAATAGAAGTGGTCGTACAATTGCTAAATACTATAATAAATTCTTTGACTATGATGTTGCCATTGTTAATTGAGACAGGTTTAACGATTGTCGAAACATTGTTAAATGGCATAGTAACGGCATTGCCACTAATTGTTGAAAGTGCCCTAAATATCGTTATGTCACTTGTGGATGCTTTAACTGCTGCGTTACCTCAACTAATTCAAGTTGGTTTGTTGGTACTTAATACATTGATAGAAGGAATTATTGGAGCATTACCTATAATAATCGAGGCAGCACTTACAATTGTTATCGCCTTAGTAGCAGCGTTAATTTTACTTTTACCCCAACTTATCGAGGCCGGCATACAAATTATTATGGCTTTGGTACAGGGGTTGATAAAAGCTCTACCAGCTATTTTAGAAGCAATAGTAACCTTGATTATGTCATTGGTAAAAGCGATTATTGAATTGTTACCCCAATTGCTTGATGCTGGTGTACAGATTGTTATGGCTCTTGTAAAAGGATTAATACAAGTTTTACCCCAACTTATCGAGGCCGGTATAACTCTTGTTGTTGCATTAGTAGAAGCGATTATTCAGCTTCTTCCAGAGCTATTATCAGCAGGAGCAGAATTGATTGTTGCTCTTGTAAAAGGTGTCTTATCCATCTTAGGACAACTTCTAGCTGCAGGTGCCAAGTTAATTCTTGGTCTATTAGGTAAAATCCTTAGTTTTGTTGGTCAATTACTTGCTGCTGGTGTAACTCTAATAGGTAAGTTAATATCTGGGATATTATCATTGCTTGGTGATATTATAAGCGCTGGAGCAAAACTTATCACAGGTCTTATCGATAAAATCTTGAGTTTTTTAGGAAAAATATTAACTGCTGGTAAGGACCTAGTAGGCAATCTAATAGATGGCGTACTCAGTAAAGTCAACGATATGATCAATGTCGGTAAAGACTTGGTTAGTGGTCTAATCAAAGGTATTACAAATATGACATCTAATGCGATTGAGGCGATTACAGGTGTTGTAGATGGTGTTATTAGTAAAGCTAAATCATTACTTGGTATTCATTCACCTTCTAGGGTTTTCAAACAAATCGGTAACTGGACTTCCGAAGGTTGGGCGATTGGTATTGAAGAGACTGGCGATAGAGTAGTCGATGCTGTAAGTGACATAGCGCTTAATGCGAAAGATATCGCCGAGCACTATGCATCGGAAGAAAAAAAACTACGCAAAGATGCAGCTGATCAAATTGCGAAAATCGAAAAAGATAAAAATGATTCGATTGCGAAACTGCAAAGAAATGCATCCGAGTCAAATCAAAAAGCTGCACAATCAGAAACGCAGAAAATTAACGCGATTTATGCAGCAGCTAAAAAGAAAAAACGTAATCTAACTAAAGATGAGATTGCCAAAGTACAAAAGCTTAGAAATGAAGCAAGCTCAAAGCGTACTAAAAACTCTCGAGATACAAATGAAAAGATCGCTAAAATTGAGGAGCAAGCAGCTACCAAAATAAAAAAAATCAAAGAAAAATCGACTAAAGATATCGTTTCCTTAGATAACAAAATGTACAAAGATTTGTATGAGGAAACTAAAAGGTACATCGATGATAAAAAGTCATTAGATCAACTCTCATTGATCGATGAAGCTAGGATTTGGGAACAGTCATTGAAGTTATATGCTGATGGTAGTAAGGAACGAGTACGAGCCCAGCAAGAGCATAAAAAAGCTGTAGATGCGATTAATAAAGAAGTTCTTTCGATTAATCAGTCATACCAACAGGAAATGCAAAAAATCAATGATGATCTTATTAAGCAAGAACAAGCTTTAAACAAAGAGTATGAAGATGCATTTAACAAGCGATATGATAAATTATTCAATTCCACTGGACTATTTGATGAATTTAAGCGAAACACCGAAATTACTGGTAAAGAGCTACTAGACAACCTACAAGGTCAAGTTTATGGGTTCCGTGAGTGGCGCCGGGCTATGGATGATTTAGCTATGAGAGGCGTAGGCGAAGAACTATTAAAAGATCTTAGTGAGATGGGCCCGAAAGCACTCGGAGAGTTGCAGGCTCTTAACCAGTTGAGTGCAGTTGAATTAGAGAAATACAGCAATTTATACAAAGAAAAATCAGCAGATGCACGTAATCAAACTGAACGTGAATTAAAGACTATGCGTGAAGATGCTGACAAGCAAATTAAAGAATTGCGGGAAACAGCCAAGAAGCAATTAACGACTTTACAAACCGAGTGGCGTGAAAAAATCAAGGCACTTACAACCACTACTCAAAATGAAATGAGTTCACTAAAACAGGTCGGTGTTGACGCTGCCCAAGGCTTATTAGATGGATTAAAGTCAATGGATGGAGAATTACAGAAACAGGCTAAATCGATTGCCAATAGTATTAAATGGACCATTCAAGATGCTTTAGATATTCATAGTCCTTCAAGATGGATGCGTGATTTCGTCGCTGGTAATCTTGCACGAGGTTTTGATGTTGGTGTTGATCGACAAAAATCATTTTTAACAAATGCATCTGAAAAAATCGGTGATTTTATCAAACCTTCCATTGTTAATCCGTTGCGTGGTGCTAAAGTTAACCTCGGCTTAAACAAGCCATCATCGATGATTAATAACTATTCGACTACCAATAATATTTCTGGCAATGCTGAAGAAAATAGCATCCAAGTAGAAACATCGGACGTGGTTTTATATGGTGAAAAAGTTGGAGAAATCATGTATAAAGTCGTTAGTGGAAAGCAATACAGAGGCGCTAATATGGCAGCTATGGTGAAAGGGGTGGCCTCATTATGACGTTAATATTTGTTAGAAAAGATGGGGCACAAATCAATTTACGTGATGCAGGGATTCGGGTTATGGAGTTTGAGCCTGAATCCTTGGACAATATGAATGAATCGCATAATTTAGATGGTGGTAGCTATATTGTCACCAACAATGGTTACAACACTCGTTACATTGACGCTACTTTTAAAATAAAGGGTTATGATATAGATGACTACGCACTGTTTAGACGTGAATTGTTTACGTTATTCAGTAGTAGTGAGGATTTCTACATCATCGATACAAGAGAAAGTGGTGTGTGGTGGCACGTACGTAACGACGGAAAATTTAGTTTGCAACGTACATTAAAAAATGGTGTATGCAATGTCAAATTTATTTGTGAGTTACCATATGCACAATCCAGAGGTAGCTGCATTGATTTGCAAAACCGTAAGGAATGGGATGTAGATTTATGGAGTTGGGGCATGGGACTTGATTGGGATAAGGAATATAAATATATTCACAATTCTAATGCTTTTGTCATCGACAATATCGGTAATGTAGCTATTGATCCAAGAGAACATTTTTTAGAAATTACCATTAAGGCGACAGCTACAACATATCTACAAATCACAAATCAAAGAACAGGTGACGTTTATTGTTACGATGGTGCACTAACAACTAGCGACACACTCGTTTTAAGTGGCATTCGTACACTTAAAAATGGCACATCTGTTTTTAAAAATACAAACAAAAAACTACTCACTTTAGCAGTGGGCGAAAATACTTTTTCTGTGGAAGGCGGTACTATTCAAAGTATCGCTTTTAATTTTAAATTTTTATACATGTAAGGATGTGAGAAAATGACAGAATTATATAATACGGAATCCCCGATTGATCGAAAAAGACGTAATAATATTAACGCGACATGGGATGATATTTTAAGTCGTTTTGCTAATCTTCAAAGACAAATCAATATTTTAGCCGGAGGTCAGGAAGTTGATGAATTAATCGCACGACTTGAGCAAGCTATTAGGGCTGCCGAAATCGATGTACAAAATTACATTATTCAAGTTGATGAGTCAGTACAGCAAGCTATTAATGAAAATAACAACGCTTTACAATCAGCTTTACAAACCGTATCTGAAACATTAGATGAGCTTAACATAGCTATTAGCAATACAGAAACGGCTACTGCAGATACAATTAACGCTAAAAACGCTACTATTCAAGCAACTCAGGATGCACAAGAAGCTATCAATACTATGCAGTCGCTCATTGATAATTTTAGTCATCGAGGAGCATGGTCTTCGGCCACACAATACTATAAAAATAATTTAGTCGAGGTTGATGGCCGTACTTACATTGCTTTAAAAGAAAATATCAATACACCTGTTACAAACAAAGGTGTATGGGCTTTATTTGCAGATAAAGGTATACAAGGAGCAGAAGGGCCGCGCGGATTACCTGGTAAGGATGGCAAAGATGGCACGGGAGTCAATATATTAGGTTCACTGAACAATGAAAGTGAGTTGCCGACAACCGGAAAACCTGGTGAGGCTTATATGATTGCTGGTAATTTGTACGTATGGCAGGAAAACACTAATACGTGGAAGAACGTTGGACCAATTAGGGGTCCAGAAGGTAAATCAGCCTATGATCTAGCTGTAGAAAACGGCTTTGAAGGTACGATGGAAGAATGGATTGAATCACTAAAGGGTGAGACAGGACCTAGAGGACCAGAAGGACCACAGGGACCACCAGGGCAGGATGCTGACCTTACGGAAATTACTGAACAATTGGAACAAATTGAACAAACAGTTGATACTCACTCTAACAATCAGCAAATTCATGTGACACAAACAAAACAAAATAATTGGAATACAGCATCTACTAATGCTACTAACTTAATTAACCGTTTTCCCGAAACATGTGCAATTGTAACTGATTGGAATAATGTCGTGAAAAACGGTTTATATATGGGTTCGAACGTAGCGAATGCTCCTGATAGTGCATGGTGGATGGGTGAAGTTATAGCCCATGATGCGGCTCACATTATTCAAAAAGTTTCATGCGTAACGGATAACAGGGAATTTGAAAGACAGTCAAACGGTGGTGTGTGGAGTCAGTGGATAGAGACATCTCCTAGAAAGCTTTTTCAATCTGTCAGTAACGGTAAAGCAGTAGTAAATCAGGCGGTTACTGACAAGGGTGTTTATACCGCGCCTGACGCACCTTTTGCGACTACTGCTGCTAACATTAGAGCTATACCTAGTGGTGGTAGGAAAGAAGTTCAAGGCAGTTTTAGTGTACCTGCTCTTGCACCTAAAGCAACAAGCCAAAATTATGTGACACCACTAGTAGATTTTCAACCGATGATGGTTGAAACTGATGAGCATGGTGCGATTATCTTTAATGGCACTGAACGTTGGGAAGGGACACAATCATATAGTGATGGATTTCATACTCTAAGAGCAATACCAGAGCAAGTAGGGAGTCAATGGAGAGTTACTTTTAGATTTTATAATGCGTTAAATTACAATTCCGCAGCAAGAAATATACCATATATACTTTTATCGCAATTATAAGGAGGTATTATATGCAAATATGTAATAGAGTAATTTTTGATAAACCAACTGGGGTAATAATTTATCAAACAGGAGAGCATCGAGGAGCAGTGGCTCCACATCCTGATATTACAGAGATTGATTTTATTGACGTACCTTTTGGTTCGATAGATTACAAGAATAGTTACATTGAATCAATTGATGTATCGACACAAAAACCAATTATTAAAATGTTCCCAAGCCAGGAGGCGGAAGAACAACGTCGCATCCGTGAACTTGAGGATGCTTTATTATTGCAAACGGACTTAGAAAATGGAGGGATATTATAATGGTTAATCAAATCGTTGTAAGAATTGCAGCAGAGCGCATTATTTCAGGTGGTTTAAATCCAAAGACAGAGAAAACGTATGTTATTGATGATGTGACAAACAAGGATTACAAACAAGCAATAGAGGATTACATCTTAACAAATACTGAAGGTGTGTAATCGTTCCATATTGTTCAGTAACGTCACTCAAAAACGAGTGGCGTATTTTTATTAGAAAGAAGGTGGTTGCTTGCTTACTGTTACAGACGGATCACAGGTAGAGCCTTTAATAAAAATCGGCACAGACTTTAAAATGGAACAAATAGTAGACGGTACTTTTACAGTATCGTTTTCTTGTTTTCCTAGCGAAAATAATCCTGGTTACGAACTACTAAAGTCTGAATCAATCATCAATGTCGATGGCAACGATTTTCGTGTGAAGGTTTTTGCTGATAATGTTTATAGCAAATCAGTAACGGCATTAAGTATTTTTTATGACCATTTGAAAACGTATAGGCATGGCACGTTTGAGGGTAGTCACACTTTAAATAATCACATTAATTTTGCTTTACAAGGCACAGGATGGACGTTTACTGCAGATGCAAATATCGCAAATGTCACTAATTATATACGATCATTTGGTAATGATAACGTCATTAAATTAGTACAAAAAATATGCAAGTACCATGAGTGCGAATTTCAAATCTTGCCGAATAAGCAACTATATTTCGCAAAAGAAATTGGCGGCGACAACGACTACCAGTATCGTTATAAACACAATATATCGTCAATTGTGTTACAAGAAGATACAACGAACCTCGCAACTTATATTAAAGGTTTTGGTAAAGATGATTTAACAGTTGATTATACATCACCTAACATCGATATTTTCGGTCGGAGGGAAGAGGAGCCTGTTAAAGATGAGCGTTTTACTGATGCTACAGCTTTGCTAAATTACATCAAAAGCAAGCTACAGGACGAACCACAACTAGCGATTGAAACAACAATTCCAGAGCTTGTTGCAAGAGAAAATGGTGAACGTGTTTGGCTTATCTATGAGCCACTGGGTGTTGAAATGTCAACACGAATATTAAAACAAACGAAAGTTTTGTATAACGGTAAATTAATAACATCTAGTGTTGTTTTTGGAAATTCACTTCCGAAGTCAATAGAAGATACACTCGCTGACCAAGAAGAAAAAATAGGCGATACCAATGAATATATTGACGACACAAAAGAAGAATTAAAAGAAGAAATCGAAGAAACCAAAGAAAAGTTGCAAGGTGAATTTAGAAGCGAAATCAAGAAAACAGATGATCGTATAACGTTAGAAGTAGAACATCTCAATACTTCCATTGCTGCTATAGATATTAAAGCTGATAACATTAATTTATCTGTAAATAATCGTATCACAAACGAAATGGCGGCTATCAATTTAAAAGCCGATAACATTAATTTAAGCGTCAACAATCGTATTACAAATGAAGTAGCAGCAATTGATGTGAGAGCTGGAAGAATTGAAATAGCTGTTTCTAATTTAGATAGAGACACTAAATCTGCTATTAATGTAATGCAAAATAGTATCAATTTAAAAGTAGACAAAGGCGGCTCTATTACTGATATTAATTTGAGCCCAGGTGTTGCGACAATTAATGCCAATAAGATAAACCTTAATGGTGCTGTAGTAGTCGATGGTGATATTAGTGGAGCTACAAATATTAATGTGAACAAAGAAATAACCGTTGGACAAAATATCAGAATGTCAGGCAGTGGCACCAGCACTATATATTTTGCTGATATGACGAACATCACATCTAATCAGGGGAACATTGGTATTTATGCGAATCATAATATGGATTTACAAGCCAATTATATAACCTTTTATGGAGCTATCGATTTTTCTAGAGCTGATTCTCTGAATGGTGTAGCAAGAGGTCATACACCTGGTATAGGGATAGCTTATAATAACAATCCGACAACACCAAGGATATACTTCCGGATAAACGGTTCAAATGTAGGATATATTGATTTATCTAAATAAAAAGGAGAATGATAACTATGAATTATCAAGTACAATTAAACAATGGACAGGTAATTAATTTAAAAAATGCGGAGTTTGATGCAGGTGTGTTCACGGCAACATTAAATGATCAAAAAATAAACTTTGTTAATATTGGTGGGGCAATCATTAATAAGCATATCATCATTAGTGTATTACCAGTAGATGAAACAGAAACGCAAGCATAGGCTTAGCGTTATTTTTATTGTCTAATATAGCAGGAAATCCTTTCCTTTTGTCGAAATGAGTAGATGAAAGGTGGGACTTTTATGAATGAACAATTAGAGTTAAGTTATAGATTATCAGAAATTTCGAATGACAATTTGAAAAAGATTGAAGAAAGAAAAAAGGAGATGATAGATGAAATATCATCTTCAGATTTGTTATCAGCAACTTTAAAAGCTCACATGTATATAGAAAGGGAATTAAACCAATTATATGAATATTTTTTAGGTGAATCTAAATTTTTTATTGATTTGAAATTTGCCTCTAAATTAAAGCTAATTCATGAATTGAATATTATTGACAAAGAATTATTCGATGTAATTAAGAAGCTAAATGATATCCGAAATAAATTGGCTCATGAATTACATTTCTCTAAAAGAAGTGATATTTATAAAAGTCTTTCAGATAGTTTAAGTAATGGTATTAACAAAGATCACAAAGTAGAAATAAAAATGAAAGAAATTATTTATGGTAGTTTAAGTACCGAAAATAAATATAAAATTTTACTAGCTCAAATATGGATTGAAGTAGTGATTTTTTGTTCTACCAAAGAGAGCAGAAAAATGAAATTTGGCGAACGATTAATAAACGAAGTAAAATCTGATGTTGAGAAAATAGAATGTGAATAGATTTAGAGCACTCTCAGTTGATGGTGCTTTTATTATACGCTATGAGAACAATCGAGATGGGCAACAGTACACGTCACTGAATCTCGATGCTTCTCGTGGCTTTTATTTTAGGGCAAAGGATTGGTGATGGTATGGATATAGTATCCACAGTAACGGCAGCGAGTCAGGTAGCCAACTCACAAGTAGTTTGGTCAATACTTTGTATCGGGTTAGCCGTTTATGTATTAAAACATTCAAATAAACGAGAAGAACGTTTGCTTAATAATTTAGATGAATTAACAAAGGCACAAAGCGAACAAGCAATTGCAATGCAATCTATTAGCGAAAATTTAACTTCATTAGAAGGACGTATGGACCGTATGGAAAAACATACTTACAAAAAAATCGAAAAGGATGATGAATGATGGATTTAACAAACATTTTTATGATTGCAATGGTGATGGTGGCTATTGTTTTATCAGTAGCCGAGGTACTTAAAAAGACATTTAATCTCAATACACAATACATGCCAATCACGTCTGTTGTGATTGGTATTTTTATTGGTCTAGTATTGTGGCCGTTATCCGAATATCCAGTGTATGTCATGCTGATGGCAGGATTTATTGCAGGACTAACAGCATCAGGCACATTTGATTTACTAAAGGCGGCTAAAAAAGAGGGTGAGCAGTAATGACGAACGTTACAACTACATGTCGAGATCTTTCAGAGTTATTACCTACAGCACAAACAGCTTGCCGACTTTTGTTCCAGGAGTGTTTTAAGGCAGGCATTAAGAACATCTTTATCACGGAGACTTATCGCTCACAGGAACGACAAAATTATTTATATGCTCAGGGACGTACTAGACCTGGTCAAATTGTCACTTGGACATTAGATAGCAATCACAAATCTCGTCTAGCTTGGGATATTGCTGTAGGTCCTCCACAGTCTTTATATGATGTAACGACACTTACTCGAGTAGGGGCTATTGCTAGAAAGTTAGGTATTACATGGGGAGGCGATTGGGTAGGCAGTATTGACCGACCACATTTCGAAGTTAAATCATCTTGGGAGATGCCTAAAGGCTATAAGTTAGAAGGACAAGTAATCGTACCAAGTAACAGCAAAATGCAAGTTCAATTAATTGTGGAAGATAATCCAAAGGAGGATATCAAAGTGACAAATTGGAATCCAGGTTCACCAGCTATGAAAACTGAAACTGAAAACTTTATTGCACAGGCAGTTAAGGAAGGGATAGTTCAGGAATCGCACTTAAAGGATTTACAGAATGGTACAATGACCACTGATCGATTAATGGGGTTGTATATTACTATTCAGCAGCGTAGAAATGATAAAAAGTAATAGAAACAAGTACGGTACCTGTTGTATTTAATCATAAAAATACTAAAGACCAAGATAGCTTAATTGCTGTCTTGGTCATATAACAATCTTTTTATAATTTTAATATATTATCTATAATAAAAAGAAGTATCATAAGTCCTATACCAACTGCAAAAGCCTTACCTGAAGACTTTTCTTTTTGCTCATCATTTTGGACTTCGTTTTCTTCTCTCACCGTTGGCTCTCTCTCTGTTGTATCTTCTACAATAGTATTACAATACTCACACATCTTAAGTACTGAACCATCTCTATATACTTTCTTAATCGAATTATTGGCTAAACAATTAGGGCAACTACTCAATTATATTCTCCCCCGTCTATTCATATCTACTATTTACCATTTTAAGAAATTTAATTATGTATGTACATAACAAAAATACCCAGGTACTCAATTAATTTTGAGCCTGGGCATTTTTTATGGTTTAGTATTCTCTTACTTCAAATGAAGCAATCTTATCATGTACGACATATTCAGTTACTTTTTTATAAGGTGAAATTGTTTTTGAAAATTTGAATGTAGAAGTGCCTTGTGCACTATCAAACCAATTTAAGTAATTGTTTAAAACTGCATTCGTAACATCATATTCTTTTGTAATACCATTCACCAGAGTAATACTTAGAATAGCACTCGATGATTCACTAATCGATTTCTTAACAATAACTGTAGCAGTCGCAACTAGTTCTGTGTTTTCAACTTTAGCAGTAATAATAGCTTGACCTTCACGAATAGCAGTTACATTACCATCCTGATCTACAGTAGCAATTGATTCATCACTACTTGTCCAAATTACTCTAGCTGTGTCTGGAGAAACTGTGGCAGTAAATTTATCTTGGCTACCTTCTAAAAGTTCTAGATTAATTTTGTCTAATGTGATGGATTGAACATTAGGAACTTCACCTGGAGCTAATAATTGACCATCAACATCAATTGCATCTATGCCTAAAGTGATATTAGCTACCTTTCTTTTAATCATCACGGTATGTCTTTCCTCTTTTAAATCTGTTAATTCAAATAATATAAGTTGTCTCTTTGTGTTTGAAGCATATGGATTATACTCATAAGAAATGTTATCTATAGTAATATTAACTGGTCCATCCAGTTTACTATGGTTACCGATAATTCTTAATTTTGTTCCATAAAAATCGAATTTAATATATTGGGTATCTATATCGCCAACTACAGTATATCCTGATTCAGTTGTGTTATAAGTTCCTTTAGTATTAAGTCTACTGAAATTGCCCATAAACAATATTGAAGGATGTCTATCATCATATCTATTCCAACCGATTTCAGGTTTAAATAGTTGATCACCTACTACAGCACTATTTTCAGGAGTATTATTTAAATTAGTTACCCCTTCTTCATAATCCACAGCTTCTGCAGCTTGTGCACTTTCAATATTAAAACTTACTAGTGTTAGCATAATTAATGCTAAATAAAGAAATCCATTTTTAAAAAACCTAATCACTTATGTATCCTCCTTAAAATTGTCTAAGGTTATTTCTTTTAATAACCTACAATAACAACTTTAACCATACATATACTTATTTACCATAATAAAAAACAGACAACTTTGTTAGTTATCTGTTCCACGTTCTGTATTGGATTGTTAGTCTTTATAAATAACTTATTCAAACGCTGCTTTACCTATGATGACCGTAATATATACGAACAAACGCGGCATCTTGAAAATTGACCACAGTGACCGAGTGGATTGTATGTCTGATGGTGAAGCGTTAGGATTGCTTATTTCTATTATAAAACGAACATTATAGATACTAAAAAGACCAAGATAGCTTAATTGCCGTCTTGGTCTTTTTTCTTGAAAATCCTTAAGAAAAACAAAGAATCGTTTTTAGATACAGATGTAACAAAATAAATAATCCATAATATAGGAACTCCCCACCAAAGTCCTTCCACTGCAAATTTTAATTTAACATTACTTAATATTATAGCTGCACCTATTAAAGTTATACTTATTAATATTCCATGTGAAAGCACTAAAGTTGGATGCTTCCTTAATATTGTTGAATTTTTATCTCTGGTACTGGATAAGCTTCTATTAGTCAGTTTTGCGATACCATTTAACAAGAAAAACAATATCAGGAGAACAGATGAAGCTCCAACTGAACTAATTATTAACAATTCTCCTAATGGTATAGAATTTGCGTTTGCGAAGATGTTAGAAAATCCTTGAATTGCCCCAAATGACCCCATTAATATTGCCGCAAAAATACCAAGTATGGAAATGTATTGAGTTAACATATTTTTATATTGATGATCAGCTTCATCTTTAAGGGCTTGGTAACGTTCGTCTAATTGCCTATAATTCTCCTTCAATATATCCATTTCTTTTATTTTTATATTAGCGAAACTATTTTTTTGGATTAAAGCTAGATCAATATGCCTCATTATTTTTAAAAAGGTTCTTTCTTCATCCAAGGTTTTTGGATCAATTGGTTCGTCTTTTTTTAATTTAAAGTAATATTCTCCTCTAGTACGCAATTCACTTGTGAACGAATATAGAATTTCAGTAGGCGTTTTTTCGAAAACACACTCAGTAATTTTATCATAAGGAATTATCTCTTGGTAAAAATTTGTGGATTCTACATGCTCCATAAATGTAGAAAATTTCATATCCAATTTTACATCCTTTGCCTCCGAAACAGTTGCAGTGATTTCTTGATTAGAAATCATATGATATAAATTGGTGGCCAAATCACTTATAGTTTTGTTACTGGAATTGTCGGGAATTTTATGTTTTGAAAAAGTTTCAATCAACTCTTCAAGTACAGTAAGAAACTTTTCTTCTTGTTCTTTAAAGTTCATTCTATGAATTCCTCAGCAATTTCTTCTATAGAATAAGGTTCAACATAATTTCTCGCCAAAATATCATCTTCATATTCTGCCCAAGAAGGCAAGGCATGTGATAATTTAACTAAATCAAAAACATCAATATTAATCAAACCTCTGATCAAAGGATCCCACTCACTGTATTCTAAATGATATGTCCCTTTTAATTGTGTAGTGACATCTTTATCTTTCATATGATTTAAACGATAGTAAATTGATTCCACTACAGGTCCATATTGCCACTTCTCGAATGGTACATCATATGTGTCTGATGCTAGTTTATCAATGTGTCCTCGCTGCCTAATGTGTAATCCTAAAGCAAAAAACATTATTTTTTGGACTTGTAAGTTAGTTACAGGTAAATTATGACGATTGGCGACAGCAATAATATGATCTGCTAAATGTCTCATACCTGCCATAAAAACTCCTCCTTTCTTAAGGATGATATGTTTGTATACAATGTATACAAACTATGTAATATCATTAAATTACCTCAATGGTACATATATGTAAACTATTTTAGGTGAAATTATTGAGAATGTGTCTCAAAATACCAAGAATATGATTACATATATAGAACATTTGTTCTTATCTTATCTTAACATGTATTTAAATTTTTTTCCACATTTTTAACTTAAATGTTAAAGAATATATAAAAATTGCGTCTTATTTCAAAAAAGATGGAATATTCTGAATGTAACGCACCATTCATTATATGTTCAAATTCTGTATAAAGTTATGTGATGGTATATAAATTCATGAATTAACTTGACCAGGTAATCACAAAAATTTGTGAGCCTGGTCATTTTTTTATTGCTAAAACAAGAACGTTTGTTCTATAATATACACAAACGAATGTTCTTACTTTGAGGAGGCGTAAAGATGGCAGCTAAAACAAAAACACCAACACCAGCAAAGAAAAAAGAACCAAAGCACTTAGACCGAGACGAGTTTGATTTAGAAGAAATCGCATACGCATTAACTGAAGCAATGAATGAATCAAAGTACAAAGCTTTTTCTATCTATAAGAAGGAGGAGCTCTTATTAGGTATAGTCACTAAAATGGATGCAAACACTAAATTAATTCACATTAAGGATAAATATAGGATTATCCATAAGGTACATTTCCTTGATATTTTAAGTATTTCTGATGTTGATTAGTGGAGAGTGATTTTATGATTCATGACCGTGGCAATATGAAATGGACAGCGATGATGCTGCCGGAACATTTGGTTCAATTGAAGGAGTGGAAAAGAGAGCAATTTTACGATAAAAAGCGTGATTTAACTGAATGGGAGCTTGAAGAAATCGAGCAAACCATCCAGCGAGCTTTTAAGATGCGAAAACTAATCAAATTAACACTGTGGGACCATAACAAATTTCATGATGAAATCGGGAGAATAACTGGGACAAATTTATATAAGAAAGAACTACTATTAGATGCTGATTTATCGATAAAACGTATAAACTTTGATCAGATACAAAAAGCATCGTTGGTAGACACAGATGATTAAGCCCGATGAGCGAAGAAATGTACATCAATTTATTCTATTAGAAATGGCCGTTAAATCCTTACAGCACGACTACAATACACTGGAGAATCTAAAAATGTCTAAGGTCTATATTAGTGTTGTAGATGATTTATTAAAACACTTGAGAACCGATTATTATAACAAGAAGCGCATGCTGGCTAAACAAAAAATTGAGGTAGTGAAGTGGATTCACATCGACCAATATTTTAGTGATGTAGTTTTAAAAACACCTGGAGAAGATGTAGTACTACGTTACGCAAAGCAAGCTCTAAAAACTAAAGTCGAAGATTTAATATTTGGTTACTTAAACAAATAA